AATTGGTTGCACAAATCAGTAGATCACAAAACTCTATGCCTGTCTTTTTTTACCCGCCCATTACTGGGGATTCCTCAGCGCCAATTGGCGGGTTCTTTATTTATTGAATTAGCATTCAACTCCCGATTGTTATAGCGAACACTATGTAACAGAATAATATTATTAACATTTTAGTAATAAGTTGATTATTCATCTTCTGTATTCGCAAAGCGTAAGTATTGCTCATAGTTTCTTATTCCAGTACATTGTGATTCGTTGAGGCAAAAGAATAGTAGCAATTCTACTTGCAATAAACTCAAGTAAGAGGTTGTAAACAATGGCAAAACTGAACAATTTCTTAGACAAAATATCCACCCCAAACACTCGCGCAGGCCACACTATTACCCGCATAGCTAAGCTAAGCGATGCGGGTGTCAGTGATGACGTAATCGCACTTCAACTGTCCAGTAACAGTGCAAATGGCTTCCGATATACAGCAGATGAAATAAAAGCGTATAAGAAGCTCCACAATGATGTAAAAACTAAAGTGGGAATTACATCCAAACAAACAAAAGCATTAATCAAAGATCAAGAGCTGACTTTTGTTGCATTGCCTCAAAACTAAATTTGTTTAAAGCTATAGCTAACAAAGAGTTATAAGAGCGATAGTGATAAATTTATCATTGTCGCTCTTATAACCTTGTTAAAGATAATAATATAACCCAAAAGATATACATGGGTTATTAAAGCCATAATTATCAGGCAAATAACATGAAGTCGTCTATGTGATGGATGAAATTTGAACAATCAATTCTATGCCAATTCCTGTCAATACAAGAGTTGGTTGACTGTTTCATCACTAAAACCCTCTTCATCGTCATCATCATCCTCATCGCCACCATCTACTGCTGGCCAATCAACAAACCAGCCAGCGTAAAGATGCAGCGTTCGGAGAACATCACTTGCGGGAGCATCAAGGGTGTTAACGAATCCCATATAGCTATTGGGATTTGCCCCAGCTATGGCTTCAGCGATCATGCCCTCGGTAATGTCACCGGAGATAATGCTTAAACGCCCGGAAACTTCTTCATTATCATCAAATTCGATAATGGCATCTCCGCCTAATGGCGCTGCGATTTTAATCTGCATTATTTAGCTCCTTTGCCACACCTAATAACAGTTCCAGCAATCCGTCACCATTCATCAGTGATGCGGCAGCGGCCTCTTTGTCATGATACAACTGAAGAGCCATAGAGAATACTTCCGTTGCTGACGTTTTGGAAATAGTCGGTGATTTCTGCCGAATTTTCCCGGTGTTACTTACTGAGACTGGCGGGTATACCTTCGCCATATAAATATTACTCAATTGAGATCTGAAGCACCATTCAGGCTTGCCACGCCCACCGATATTAACGAAAGATGGTTTATCCCCTTCAACATTGGCCTTCAGGAATGACCGGGCTTTCTCTAACAAACCAGGGTTACTGTACTCAAGATGATGACCCAGCTCGTGCCACAGTGCACTTGCATTTTCATCGTTCAAATTGACAGCAACAACACCATTAAGATTTGCATATGCCCTGCCCTGGTGGTGAATTATCTTTGATAGGGTCGAAATTTTACCGCCGGTCAGGCGATAAATATCAGCAAGTTCCTTGCGCAGGTCTATCCCACCATTCTGTCCAGCGCGGGCTTCTTCCACTTCTTCCGTGATAAAAGAGTCGGCCCACTCAAGAGCTTTTTCTTCAGATACGGATGAATTGGTGATCGCACTGTTCATGGCAGATAACACTTTCTCGTGGACCGACCCCATACTTCGCTGATTCATTTGCCAGCGTGTCTGCGGGTTATATGAGAATCGCTTAAGTAGTTGGTCAAGATGCTCAAGTTCTTCTTCGCTGACATACTTTTTAGCCTCACCAATAATGCCGGGGAGAATATTGCCGTTAGGATTAAACGCTCGCGAAAGGAAGAGTTTCAGTGCCCCCATGCCCTCAGATGCTTCAATATCACCAATAACCCGGTTAACAATGGCCGCACTCTTCGGATTAGCATCCGCCAACGCCCTGGCTACGATTTGCAGAGACGATACGACCTCACGCTGCATATCCGTCCTGATCTCATCAATAAATTCTGGCGTTATGCCGTGCTCTTTCAGGATATCCCGGCCTTCCGCCGTTACCCCATCGATATCACCGGCATGTTTATTAACCCGACTTTGCAATGCCTTAAATGCCTTCATAATTCCACGGGCATCATCCGCTTTACTAACGGCCTTCCTGAATGCTGGCAAGAAGTCAGAGTTAACCTCATTTTGTTGATCGGCCCACTGAATGGCGGCTTCTTTCATCTCGTCCAGAGCCAGATCACCAAACGCGGTATGATCTGTGAATATGAGCGACAACCTCTGAACCATTTCTGCCAATGGTGATGCTGATTGCGCCGCGCTAAGGAATGCTTTCACCCTGGTTGGGCGAATGGAAAACCAGTCAATAGCTGGTGGCATATCTCCGTTTTTTATCGCCTGCGCTATCTCATCAAAGCCGTCTCGCCCAAGGGAGGATGCGTGATTTAACAATCCGCGAAGTAACGAATTGCTGATACCGAATAATCGACACCATTTTTTCACGTCTGCAACAGGGATTCGGACAAAATGCGCAAGCACTTGTACCAGCTGTTCATCCTGGGGATCTGTGCGGGAAAGCAGCCGGATCAGGTGAATAATATCTTTGATGCCGGATGCCCGATGTAATAACAAGCTGGTATATGGCGCAACACCGTTGTATCCGCTGCTGGTGGTCATAACTATCTGATCGTTTAAACTCATCCCTGTTACGCCTTATACCGCCTCTTTAATATTGGCGGCTATCCATGCCGCCGTGTGCTGTTTAACCTGGTCCAGGTCGATGTATGTGCCAACATATTGACTTAAGTCCTGCAACGTACCGATAAATGCATCGGTGCTCTGATCGACGAATTTATCAGCCAAGAAATCAGCAACCAGTTTTGGTACACCATCATGTACCGAAGGTTGTTTTTCCTCGCCATTACCGCCGCCGGACGCGCCGTACCCCATCTGTTGCATGATCTGGTCAATTTCATCGCTGATATCCAGCAACTCCATGCCACTCGCGGTAGCAGCTTTGGACATCAGAGCATCCAACTTATCGCTGAGGTCCATTAACTCAATAGCTGATAGTGTCATGCCGCTACTCCCGCTTTCTGGATTGCTACCAGCAGATCAGCCAGGTGGCGAGCTGCGCCATTAACCAGCTCTTCGTTTTCCTCAAAACGTCCGGCAGCCTGAAGGGCAGCAATCGCTTCCCTGACATTGCCTCTGGCGTTGCGGATCTCCGCCATGTCAGTGCTTTGCATATCCATCACATTATTGAGATATTCAATGGCTTTATTAGCCTCTGCATCTGCTTCGCTAACCTTTTCATCAGGCTGTTCCGGGGCCGGTTCTGGTTGAGTAATCTCACCGACTTCGGCCTGCAATGCATTGATCATGCTCTGCACCATTTTCTCGGTGCCTGCGCCCCCCGGAAACGCAATATTGGGGAAAGTTTTTTGAAACTGAGTTTTCAGCATTACGCGGAACTCGTCTGGTGAGCTGGTGGCCAGCTCCAGAGCTTTTTGTGCATATTTGCCAAACGGACCATTAGTAAGTGTCTTCGCCAGGAAGTCGAAAGAATCCTCGCGAGGCAATAACTTCAGGTCGTACTCACTCATTTGCTGATCAGAAAGCGGGGTATCGTAAGTAGCAATGCCGTAGCGTGCATATTCATAATACGGGTCACCTTCATCAGGGCGCGGAAGAATTGCTTTGTTACCTTCAGGTATCGCGCCAGGGGCCGCCGGACGCATTTGCAGGGCATATCGATATGCACCTACAGAGACTTCTGGTTCAGGCGAAGAGCTACCGGTATCCTCCGCTGGTTCAGGTTCGACGTTTTCTGGTTTATGTTCTTCTGGCTGGACCAGATATTCCGATACATTACCCGCTTTATAGGCTTTAAACAGCTTGCCGATCGCATCTGCCATGTCCACACCCTGTATGGATTTAGCCTTGATCATGTACACGCTGCCATCCGAATCGGTTAACTGGATATACCCTTCGCCGTCCTCAATGAATTGCTTCATTGATGCACCATTACTGAGCGTCACTTCCCCGTTCATATGCATACGATTTTTGATACTGGCAAGGCGATCCGTCAGCGCGCGCGAGTGCCCACCAGTCATCCCCGCTGGAGCAATGGTATCGCGCCCACCTGTGCGATTGAGCTGATCAATCTCCGTCTGCAAACGCTCATTCTCTTCATAAAGAGAATCCGCTTCCGATGCAACAGCGTTAATTTTCTGCTCCAGATCTGCCTTCTGCCCTTCTACCGCTGCCACCTGATCCGCGAGGTCGCTCATGGCATCCTCTTTCTGGTCACTGTCAGCCTGTAGTTGGGTTATTTCATCAACAAGAGCTTTTTTCTTCTTCTGCGCACGCTGGAATTTTGCCGAGTTTTTCTCTGCAAGGTTGGCAAGTTTCATGGTGACCTGTGCCAGCGTCATATCACGTCCACTCATCGGAGCAACGGTGTGAGTAACGTCTTTTTTATTCAGTAAGAACTGGAAAGCAACCAGCGTATCGCTATTGGTGATCCGGTTTTCCGCTGTCGGGCTATGAAACAGAATGCTGATAGTCTGACCATCACTGAGCGGAATAATGGCTGGCAGGACCGGCAGCCCGTTAACGTTACGTGCCCGACCAATTTCAGCGCCGCCGATCGCGCGCGCGCCGCTCTGGGCCACATCCCCCGTTTTATCACTCCCCGCAGAGATTCCGGTACCATTCAGCTTCTGGTTCAATGCCCGGACAAATGCCTGCATGGTCCGGTGTAACTGCAAACGAGTAGAACTAATCGCCTCCAGTAAATCCGTAGCACACCAGTGGATCGGCGTGTCATAGAAGAACGTAGCCTCGATTTCCTCCAGGGTGTTGGATTCCGTCATCAGATAGCGGTCCTCACCGGCCATTAATGCGCGATATTCATCATCAGTCACTGGCGGGGGAAGCACGTCAAGCCCAGGTTTGATCGTCACCCCTTTATTGATATTGAACTGTTCCATGTTAATTTCCTGCTTTCAGTTGCTTAAGACGGCGTTTGAGTTCGCCATTCCTGGCCTTTTCGTTATTGAGTCGACCTGTCTCCTTATCCAGCTTCGCCCGCAAATCAGTGATCTGCTGTTGATTGAAAGACACCGAGTTCTGCGCGGATTTATAAGCGGCAACCACCTGAGCATTCCGCTGTTTTGCCTCTTGCAGGCGCTGAAAGTTGGATTTAACTGCCGGTTTCTTGTCTACCGGATTGGCAACACGTTTAGCTTTGGCGATCAGTGATTTCTGGAATTTTGCAGCGTTTTTGTGGGCCGCTTGCCCCATGACGGTACCAAGCGTCTTGATATCTGGCGATTGAGCATTAGGAATAGCTTTTCCATTCAGTTTCACAGACGATATATCGCCAGTATCATTTACCTGTATAGCAAGAATTTGTCCGTCGTTAAGAACCAACTTTGCGGTTTTAACTTTAACGCCATCTTTCGTAGTTGCGCGGTTGCTGGAGTCAACCTCAATTACCGTAACACCGGTTTTATTGATCGCCGTGATAAGGGATTTAAGCCCCTTTTCATTAACCTGGTCAAAATCGACCGTTGCATACTTATTTTTCGTCATCTGACACATCCTGTGCGAGATTTATTACGTAACTTCTGCGGATTTGCTGAGTAACAGGGAAAATCCGATACAACGGGTTAATGAACGAGTCGCCGTGCGTAACCATGACGTTGAAATGCCACAGTCGTTCTCCTTTACCCATATATTCAGTGGGTATGTACAACCATTCACTGTTTTCGCCCTGTTCAGCCGACGTCAGGCAACGTTGTTCGCCTTCAATCACTGTCGTCGGCTTCTGAACATCACGGAGCCAATATCTGACCGTTGCACCGCGCAAAAACGGGAATTTAGACCGATATTTGAACGGCACCCGGATAAATCCCGGTTTAATTTCCACATCACCAAGCTCTAAATTCGTGATGTCCTTGCGTTTTAGCAAATAGCGATCAGCTAAGGCTGCCGCAAGAGCGCATACACCCCAGCCAATCATTTCCCGCCTCCCTTTTTCACCAAACTTGTAAGAACATTCAGAATGCTATCGATATTCACTCGTTTCATCCCTGAAATCACCTCATGACCGTTATTGCTGGCTATCGTTACCATTAAGTACGTAATTGATAACTCCCAGCCCTCGTGTTGCCCCAATAGGTACGCCACCGCGCCAGCTGTCACTGCAACAAAGATCTCCGTAACCAATCCCAACAAATTGCCAGACTGGCGACCGTCTCGGACATCCATCAGGAACGTGCCTATCCCACCAATTACTGAAAGCAGGAGCGCAATAGCAACTGGAGCTAATTCCTGTGTGTCAAGCACAAGTTCCCTCCTACGTTGTCAGGAGGTAATGGTATGCAAAGTAACTTCTCACCAGTCATTCAAAATATTTCGATAGATAATTGATGTCAGATTTTGATGGCTCCCTATATTTATAAAGAAAAGACGCTTGACAGCAGCCCCATTGGTGCTACCATTACACCAACGAAAGCTTACCAATAATGGGTTTAATATGAGGTTAATAAACAACTACACCCCCCCCAAATCACAAGATTTGCGTCAATTCAAAGAAACGCTTGGGTATACAGGGAATCAAATGGCAGAACTAGCCGGGGTCAGCAGCGATAGCCAGTGGAGAAAATATATAAACAAAGAAAATAACAGATCTATGTCATTGCACATACTTTTTTTCATAGCTGCCCAAACTTCTCTCGGTAGCAATGAAATAAACATCATACTTAACAAAATGCGAGAAATAGGAGCCACATTTGATAGTTAAATTTTAAATGGAAGTAAAACAACAATGTTTGATTTGCTAACATATTATTTCTATATAATTTTTCAAAAAAAGAAAGCAAAGAAAGCAAGACATATATTTAATTATACCTTGATCTCAAAAAGAAAAAAATTAATCACATTAAAAAAAACAGGAGTTAAAGTAAGTGAAGACTCAACAATAACAGCTCCATTTTATTTTGAGAATGGCAATATAATTATTGATAAAAAGGTCTTCATTAACGCAAATTGTGTTTTTCTCGATGCAAAAACAATAGATATTGGATGTAACTCTGCCATTGGCCCCAACGTTGTATTAACAACTGTCACGCATCCACTAACACCAAGCAAACGTCCCAAAGAAACAATTTGCGCTCCAATAAAAATAGGCCGTAATGTTTGGATTGGGGCAAATACAACTGTGCTACCAGGTGTAAAAATAGGAGACAATAGTGTTATAGCTGCAAATAGCGTTGTAAATACTGATGTTCCTGCTAATACAATGTATGCGGGCTCTCCCGCAACCCTAAAAAAACATTTAAAGGAAAAAGATTATAAGAGGATAGTTGCTCATGATTGACAAATTAATATTTACAGTTACACCAATATTTTCAATACCACCTCGTGGCGCAGCAGCTGTTGAAACTTGGATATATCAAGTCGCAAAGAGAACAAGAATACCAAATCGTATAGCATGCATTCGAGAGGATGGTTTCTCAGAAAAAGATATTGTTAATGAGCGATGCTCTATCCATAGAATAGGGTTTAGCCGTCTTTATAAACGGATATTTCAAAAATGGAGCAGAATAGATCCTATTCCATATTCACAACGAGTGTTAAACATTGCTAAAGATTTCAATATCACAAACGATAGCATTATTATTGTTCATAACAGCATGAAACTTTATCGTCAAATTAGAGAGAAAGCTCCTGACGCAAAAATGATAATGCATATGCATAATGCCTTTACACCGAAAGGGCTAGATAGCAATGTGAAAATGCTTGTTCCAAGTCAGTATTTAAAGGATTTTTATGAAAAACATCTTCCTGACGCTGAAATTTGTATAGTTCCTAATGGTACAGAACCACACAATCTAGATAAAGGGCTACCCCCGCTAACAAAACAAGATTTAGGCATTCCCTCTGAGAAAAAAGTTATCTTTTATGCGGGAAGGATCTCCCCTGAAAAAGGGACTGTTTTACTATTACAAGCGTTTAAAAAATTGATAAAATCATGTGACAATATAGAACTTGTAGTTGTTGGTGACTACAATAATAAAGATAAAGGAGAAAAAGCTGCATATCAAAAACAAGTAAGGGAACTTGCTGGAACTATTGGTTCGCGTTGTCATCTTGTTGGCGGGGTAAAACCAGATGATATGTACCGTTACTATCCTATAGCCGATCTAGTTGTAATCCCATCTCAGTTTCAAGAACCGTTCTGCATGGTTGCTATAGAAGCTATGGGGGCAGGAAAACCCGTTTTAGTTAGCACTCGAGGTGGAATGGTTGAATTTGTAAAAAATAACCATACAGGATTTCATATAAATGAACCAATGTTGCCAGAAAGTTTAGCTAGTGATATATATGAAACATTACACTCCGAAAAATTAGAACAAATTGCAAATAACGGAAAGAAATATGTATTAGAGAACTATTTATGGTGGCAAGTTACCCATAAATTTGAAAATGTTCTAGAAAATTGGTTTGGATAATAAAACAAGCCACTGTAAAACAGTCCTGTCAACAGTGGCTTATTAATATATAAATCAAACTGGTATTTCAGGGACTTTCATTTGAATGATGTCATCTTCATTTAACCTATTTACAAGCACTCTGTATTTTTTCCATTCATTTAATAAAACTTTCTCTTCATCTGTTGCAATACATAAATCAACAGCATCTTGTAAGATCGCTATCTCTACGCTTGCGTGCTTTAACAACTCATTTTTCTTTGAGTTTGCATAGGTTATCTGAGCTTGATGCTTCGCCTCATCGTCTGTAACCCATTGATTTCCATTCCACTTCTGATACTCATCATCAGGAGGAATGCACGTAACATCCTCAGGCAAAGCGCCTAATTTAAATATAGTTTTAGCGTCACCTGTTTCAGTGTGATAAACAGTTTTTCCTCTATGGTCCTCTATTAAATTCCATAAGTTTCGGGTTGTGTCGAATATAGCGGCAAAACCAGCTGGAATCTTAGGAGGAGCAATATCTGTGCTGTTTGCCGGAAGCCCTGTATGTGGTGGAATATAGGCATCACTTTCTCCAATAAATTCATTTGTACCATCGAGATAATTAAATACGCGAATGGTTTGTGCTTCAGCACTCATTCTGAAAGTCATTTTCACCTCTAATCAGAGAAAGAATTATTGTTTATGTGGGGTATGGGAATGAGCACCAATGGTGATATTCCTTCCGTGGCTGTGTGCGCCAATGGCAATATTACCTACGGATTTTACCGGATTAATCTGATGCATATGCGCCCCCGGGCGAGAACGATTATTAGTCAGCACGTCATCAACCTGATGTTCAGGATTAATGCATACCTGCCCCGACCGTAAGCAATACGTCCGGTAATCGCCAAGTCCAATATATTTAATATCCGCATAACGACAAACAGGAGTACCCGGGCAGTACGCGCATGTATTAAATACTGCCAACTGGCGGGAGTGTGCGTATTCCCAGTTAATTGCTTCTGTTTCTTTATTAAAGTTATCCCATGCCTGCTTCATCTGCCGGGCAACACTTTCAAACGGCACCTGACCACATCCGGCCCCCATTGCAGGGAATACCACCGTCTTTATTTTCCTGTCTGTCGTTGCATTTTTATTGTGCTGAAAGATGGCAAGTAAAGCAGCCCACGTGGCGTTATATACAGCGTCTGTTCCGTCAATGGTCAGCGGAACGCGCATTGTTGGCGCATGTACCAGCCAGGGATGGTTGTTATCCCCCGTTTCAATAACAAATGCAGTGCCTACAGGCTGCTCACCAAGATATTCACGAAGAATATGATTCTGAACACGTGTCTGTAACTGAGTACCAAAGAATGCAGTAATGGCAGCGTCAACGCCGCCATCCATTAGCCCGAAACTGTTTGCCGCACTGACCATGCAGTCAAATTCCGGGATTGCTTCAAATGTTTTTTCTACAACATCCACATTATCTGCATTTGCGAATACCCGCTTAAATGCTTCAGCCATTTCATGTACTGGCGCTGAAAGAATTAACTTAATCATGCAAGCCTCACAATATAGTTATATGCAATGTTTTTTACGGTGTTTTCCGCATTACCAGTAGCGTTAACCGTGATGGTATGTCCGTGCGCACCCAATGCCACAGTGTGCGCATGGGCACCAATACCTACGGTGTGGTTATGCTGACCAATATCGACAGTATGGGCATGTGCTCCGGCAGAGCTTGACACCTGGTTGGTTCCTGATACCTGTACGCGTTGTTTACCCCCGATGGAGTCACCACCGTAACGACCACCGACAGTATGCGTATGCGCTCCTGTATTGTTTGTCGTTTTTGTACCGTGGTTAAACGTGCTGACCGTTTTTGTCCCGTAATCAAATGAGCTGGTCGTTTTAGTACCGAGGTCAGTATTTGATGCGCTGGCACTGTGGGTGTGCGACTTGATGCCATCCTGTTCCTGAGACAATACGGCACGCCCACTGGCGGGTTTACCCTTGATTGTCCATCCACGCATATCAGGGATAACACCAGATGGATAAGCCACTGCAAGTTTTGGGTATGCGGACTTATCAAAAGTTTGCCCCTGCATAATAGCATAACCTGTAGGTACTACATCAGAAGGCCACGGAATTGGGGCACCGACTGGATAAAACTCTGCCGGAGGATGAGCTGACGTGTAAAGCTGCGCCCACGGCGACCAGTTAGCATCTGTGGTATCTCGTCGGGAGCGAATATATGCCGGAGCATGAGCGCCGCTGGTCCCACTCCACCCAATAAATAACTCTCCTTCGCCAACTGCTGCTGCGCCAGTAAGATGAAGAACGTTACCATAAGTAAAAGGATATCCATTGTTGTACGCTTCATACATTTGGATACCTGGCGTACCCTTTGCGCTCCCACTTAATGCTGTAACACGGTTTCGGGATACTAACGTATTAATATTTATATCACTGGAACCATCAAATTTAACGCCATTAATATTTATCGCATTTTGTAACTTGGTTGCTGTCGATGCGTTACCGTTCAGACTTGCGGATAGTTTGGTTCCAACAGTCAGTTCACCAGTTGCGTTATCAACAGCAAACGGTCTTAATGCATTATGCTCGCCATAAACATCACCTTTGTTGGTAAGCAGCAGGTAAGTTTTAGCGCCGTCATTTCTCCATAACGCACCGTATTCCCCGCCTATCATTCGAATCTGATTACCACCACGCGCTACAATTTCGTCTGTTGCGAAAAGTTTTTTGCACGACAAGTTATCGTTAACAATTAACGAATGAGATTCATAAAAACCACGCCCACTTTTAAAATCAAGGATAACGTCAGCCGCGACACATTCTGTCGCCGGGTTTATTGCCCCAAACTTATAGGTCGTATCATTAACAACGAGATCAGCACCCGGTGCGGATATTGACAGGCCATCTTCAATAAATGCAAAGACAGGGAAAGCAGCACCATCAACATAGAATACAGAGTGCAAATCATCTGACTTAGCACTCATCATTATCGAATGAATTGCTCGTTCATTGTTGTGATATTGCCAGAACATTCCATAGGCATAACGCCCTCTGTCAGTCCAGCCGCCAGGCATCACAAATCCGCTGAACTCGCAGTTGTTCATAGGATCTGCTCCACCAACAGATTTAGTGGATATAACTACCCTTGATGCAAGTTCACTTGTTGAACCCGAGTTACGTTTTACAACAACAGGGTAATATTTTCCGGGCGTTACACCTGCCGGAGCGTTAACTCGCACATAACGCATCCCACGCTTAGCAGCAAAATCTGTTTTACTGACCGCGTTAATATTGTTCAGGAAAGCACCCTTATCTGGAATATCTGCGCCGTTCTGTTTTTTCTGTAAAGCACCAGCAGCTAATTCTACTGTTTGCTCAAGCTTTAAGTTTTCGGCAGTTAAAGTGATATCCTTTGAACCATCAAATAGAACATCATTAATTTTTCTCGCCGTCTGCAATCTTGTAGCGGTGTCGGCGTTCCCTGTCAGCGCCCCGGTGATCCCGCCGTTGAAAGTCTGGCGTGCACTCCATGTGTTAGCCGTGCTCAACAGGGGAATCTTTTCACCGCTTGTGCCAAGTTCTCTTAAACCAAGGTATTGGATAACGGCCAGTGTGCTTGTTTTAGCCAGAATATCGCGACCGACTGACGTTAAATCAGTCTGCGCTACCGTATCCTTACCGGTGAAATAAGGCAGTTTATTTGCACCAGTCGCAAGGGCAGCGAGCGCGGTTAAGGTTGCATCAAGAGGCTGTTTCCCTGCCAGTGCATTGGTCATGGTTGTCGCAAAGTTCGGGTCATTGCCAAGCGCCGCAGCTAACTCATTCAGAGTATCCAGAGCTTCAGGAGATGAACCGACCAATGCGGAAATAGCCGCCCTAACATAAGCAGTCGTTGCTATCTGTGTGTTATTTGTACCCTGCGGTGCTGTAGGCGCGGTAGGTATTCCGGTGAATGCAGGGTTTGCTAAAGGAGCCTTAAGATTCAGCGCATTATTGATAGTCGTGCCGAACTTCGGATCGTTGTTGATAGCGGCCGCAATTTCTTTCAGCGTATCCAGTGTTCCTGGGGCGCCGTTGATAAGCGCGTTTATAGCGGCATGAACAAATGCTGTATTTGCGATCTGATTGCTGTTTGTACCAGGGGCCGCAGTCGGGGCACCTGGTTTCCCTGTCAGATTCGGGCTTTCTATTGGCGCTTTAGTATCAGCAAGATCTTTTACAGACTTAACGGCTTTAGGGGTAGCCGCCATTGTTTCGCTGTCGCTGTTAGTTTCGCTACTGAGCTGAACTAATCCCTTTTGCGTTGTGCTTGCATCCTGCGCCGTATACTTGCTTTTCGCCAGATCGTAGGCTTTTTTAACTGCCAGCGAACTTGCCGCAACATCACTTCTGGTGCTGGTTACAGAGTCTGATATTTCAATGCCGATCGTGCGGTTGATACGCTCAGATGTATCAATCATCTCCTGGGTAATGGCAGATACGCCAGCAGGGATATTTACCGTACAAACAAGTAGCTCCCCATCTCCCAACTGATATGAATCGGTATAGATTCTGGCAATAAATTCAGCCGCATGAATATGTGACGCGGTATTAACCTGATAGGTATCCTCTCCAAGGAGGTATCTTCCCTTCAGCACAATTGCATATTTCTTACCTGCACTAAGTGCAAGAGAAATATCCTTACGGTGCTGAATAGTTACCTGGTAGAATTCACCAATATCCACTGACGCAGCGCCAGCAGTTTTATCACCATCCACTGAGGTGATTAACAGGTTCATCCCACCACCAGGCTTAGGCAAGAAACCGGCATAAAATCCAGGGGCAACAATTCCCCTGAATTTTCGGTTTAGCGCGGCTGACAGATATGGTTCGTGGTATTGCACATCAGCCACCAGAGCCAACGACTCGGGTGATGGGTAAGTGACCGATGTAACAACTGTAACGTCATTCATCAAGCATATCCTTATGCTGTAGTCGTGTTTATGGCCATAACTGCGGTATATGTTTTGCCCACATACAGAGAGTCTTCCTGAACACAAATAATTGCGATGGGCTTATTCTCGTTATCCAGGACAACCAGTGTGTTGAATGGGTAGTTTTTCCCTTCCTGCAACTGGCTTTGATCAAGGTCCATTCGGACAGTAATTATCCCGCCGGAGTAGGTTGGGACGAGGTTGATGGTGCAAAATTGACTGGTCAGCTCTGCCAGATCGAAAGCCTTTGGCAGTTCTCCAATCTCATAAGTACCATCTCCTTTCTTAGTAACCAGTGAACTGGTACCGAAAACGGCCTTGCTGATTAAAAATCGGGAGCCTTTGTTTATGGACGATTCAGCGCGCCGCTGATAGTAATAGTCCAACAACTGACTCTTATAGAGGTTTGTTGAGACGTCAGACATGATTTTCCCTAATCAATGTTGTGAAGCCTCATTGTAAGAGAAGTAACTTGTCACCCCGCCCTGCGGACGGGGTTGTTATCAGACATCGCTATCCAGCAACAAATCATCTGCACGGGTGCGATCAAACGTAGGTGTGGCTTTCACAATAGTGCCGCCCGGCGTTGCGGTGATCGGGGCGCTAATCGACGTAACTCCAGTAAGCGAAGTTGTATCCGAAGTTTCAAACCAGCAGTACGCTTTTTCGGTATCAGAAATCTCGTTCAAAGTGATCATGTCGGCCTGTTCATTTACAACAACCGACAAATAGAGCGTAAGCCCATCAAACACTATATGCAGTGGCAGTAGAGGCTTTACGAACTGATTAAACTTTCTGAGAATTTCTTCTGTAATTGCGGACTGATCTATCGTGCCAGTAATTCCCATTGTCCGGGCCAGGTCGTTTATGGGAATACTGATCATCCCTCTGGAAGTCAGAAACATCTCACCGAATGTGCCGCCGGTAGTCTCCAATGTGCTTTCTGGTATTAGAACTGTGCCGTAGGGATGACGCTCAAGGTCCACCGGTGCATATATCGGATCCCATAAAACAGAAATACCGTTAAATTCGCGGTAAATTGTCTGGTTTATAGGGCGTTCAGTTCCCTTAAAGTGGATCTCATCAAGCCGCTGTTGTAACAACATCGGAACGGAAGATGAGTTCGAAGTTCTGATAGTAAAGAACTGGCCAAGTTCATTTGTCCTAGTCTCCAGATCCTCCTTGCTCATGGAGAAAATAGACTTCCGGTTGGTAATTCGCTCCAACCATGGGTCAACAAAGGTGTCTATCATTGACTGAACCAAATCAGCCAATGATTTATAGAGCAATGACTTTTGCTTAGCTGATGTAAGTCGGTTATTAAACCAGGAACGTTGCATCACTCCTCCTCATACGAAATATTAAAGGTGGAGTTTTCTGTATCCAGATAAACGAAATCGTAAAAGCCGTTGGACTCATTCCACTCGACAAATTCCAGATAAAAGTCGCGGAAATAACCTAGCGTTTCGATAAACGCCCAAACATCTTTTTTCTTAATCAGGATGTACTTTCCGACGCGGTTCGGATCAAAGAAAGTTGAGTCGCGCCCAAATTTTGTTTCCAGTGCCGACTTCAGCTCATCGGTTACGTTCTCAATGGTCAGACTTGCCGATATCCGCCCGGTGATGGTGATCTTAAAGGGTAGTTTTCTGACCTCTTTATACGAGAATTTCTTGTTCAACTCATTCGGCACCTTCTTAAAGGCGGCCAGGATCATTTCTTCAAGCTCTGACTGACTTTTATTCGGATGCCATCCTGAAATAAATATCTTATTGATATTCTGAACATTATAAGCACCATCTAATTTCTCTTGCTGGCCTTCGCCCCATGCCTTTACCCAGGACAGCCCCGGGATGTTACGAACCAGAAAATACGTATAGTCCCCGCCCCATACGACCTGATCATCATAGGCAAGGTAATATTGTGCACGGTTACGTGTGATCTCCGTTGTTTCAGCATCAGTACCTGCGGTTATAGGTGTCGTTGTCTTAACTGAAATCAAATTTGCTAAATTAGCCGCAGAATCGACAGGCGTCAGGTTTTGGCCAGCAACCAGGGTTATATCGCCGTTGGTGCACCATACCTTAAGTGTAATTGTCGAGCCTTCTGGCGGTATTTGCCCAATTAGCCCATCGCCGAATCGAACACCCAACTGTTCGGATGGTTTATAAAACTCAACGTAGACCTGGCTTTTACTACCAGCTAACCGGAACATTGTGCTGGAAGACCACTGCGTGGTCTTACCATCGGTCGTCACGAATACTTCCAGCTTATAGCAGACAGCAGTGAGAGCCTTTGATAACACGACTTCCAGAAATTCTTTGGCTGCCGTAACGGTATATGTCACCTCCTGAATTTCCAACTGTGCCACTTCTACCGTACCGGTGCCGTCAACCAACCTGCATACATCCATGGTCATGTAAGGGTATTGGTCGTCAGATATTAAAGGCATGTTTTTGGGGATTACCGCTGGGGCATCTTCACTTGTGGCGGTGATCTCAATCATCCCAGATGACGGTGTTGGCTTGGTACCAACATAACTGTTCGTTTCTGCCGCAGCCAGGATAGAGGAACGCCGCGTCGCGGTCGATATAAAGCCTTCAGCCAGCGCCGCATCGGCATATTGAAAACACCTGTACACAATCTGGGTAATAAACAATGTCAGCATCGAGACAAATTGAGAGCCGACAAACTTCGACCAGAATGAATCTTTCTCGACAAGCTCTTCAAACTCTGCACGAATACTGTCTTTAGTCGGTGTTGTTTTACTCATAGCACCACGTCCTGTGTGATAGTTATATCCCTGATACGAATGGATATTTTCAACTTATCAAAAGCATCTCCCTCGGCTACTGACAAGCCAGAAATAGGTATGTCGGGTAAATCCGCCGTCAACTTTTGCAAAAGCATAGCCTCAACCGCAATTTGAACATGCGACAAGTTGGTCGGTTCGTGTTTAAACTGCGGTAAAACATTGCCCCATGACGGATCGCCGTATACCTCACCCTGATAAGTGTTTAGCCACTCATATAAACGAGCGCCCCAGGCCTCCTCCTGGGATTCATACGTTTTTACGCCGGATAACTCCAGCGTCAGTAAAGGATCAATTTCGTTATTGTTGGCCATCAATCAACTCTCGCGTAGTCATTCATCAACGGATCATCAATTGACAGTGGCACCGTGCGCATAACGCCCGGTTGAGGCGTGCTGACCTTTACGACAGTTCCCTGGCCTTTCGCCGAGTCTTTAGTGTGCTCTTCAATCCTGGCAAGCAATGAGGTCATCTGCGCAAACAGCCGCTTCGTTTCACCATCAAGTGAAACGGTATTATCAGCCAACTGCATTGTCGGCTTGGCACCGGAGCCGCCAAGGTCACTAATAACCTGCCCATCTATCTGCATACGACCAGTTGGTTGCTGCAAATCGTTGGCGGCAGTCGTCACTTGGGACGTAGTGGCTGGTTCAGGCGCATTACTTTTCCGCATCCCCGGCGCATTGCGGAGTTTATCGAATAGCCCATCAATCCCCATTTGTGCGCCGAGTTGGTCAAAGTAACTTGAGTTGCTGGCCACCGGACGCGCCTCTTCAACTGGCATCGGAGTATCAACATACACATTGCCAGCTGCTGTTGCGGTCCCCTTCCCTCGTGCACGTTCTTCGAGCGTTCCCTGAACGACTTCCCGACGCATACCCCGGCCATTCATGAATTTGTTGACCAGATCGTTAACGCCAACAGCATTGCCAATTTTGTCTACCAGACCGCCTTTCTCAAACGGGCTATCACCAGGGGTAAACGCCAGGCCAGTAGACTGATCGATAACAGCGTTATCAGGCAGTGGTCCCCTCACTCCATATTGCGCCCCACCCTGTGCTCCTGCTCCAGGTGTATAGATTTCACCACCTAAATAGCGAGCACGATGAGTATTGACCTTGATCGCGTACTCACGGTTTTCTTTCGATAAGTCACCTGTGCCTTTTTTCCACTTATTGATAGTGCCAAACCCAGCGTTATATGCAGTGATGGCCTCGTTTAAGTCTCCATTGGCTTGCTTCAGATACTTGCTCATGAGAAGAGCCGCAGCTTCTGCCGATTTCACAGGATCAAACGATTCACCTTCAGCTAAGCCAGTCTCTTTACGAGCAATCCCCGTGAACTGAAACATTCCCAGAGCACCGGTTTGGGATTTTGCATACGGATTACCACCAGATTCAGTTGCAGCAATCGCGTAAAGAGTGCCTTCTGGAAGACCGTATTTATTCTCTAGTTCGGCAAAATAAGGAGCCAACTTATCGAGATTTGCCTTACCTTCAGCGCCAAGACTTCCGACTTTTACATCCAAGTTGCCATTGTTGTAGGTATCCGCAGCTTTCTGAATGTCATTCCTGGTGCCAGTGGTATTAAGCGACGATGATGACGAGCTATTTTGACCAATAGCTTTATCAATTTTCTGCAACGCGCTATTGCCCGTTTCTACGGCATTTGCATTGATAATCTGATTGGCAGTTTGTTTTACTGTTTTATTGCTATCTTTCGCCGTGTCCAGTGCCGCATTTATCACGCGGGTAGCAATATTACTCTGTTTGGCATCGGATTCAGTTTTAGAATTAGACGTCTCCTGGTGGCTATTAACCGGAGCTTTTAACTCTGGAGTGATTTCTTTCGCATTAGCCTCGCCGATCGGATTGGGTATTTTTGATACAATCATTGCCGCAGGGGTATTTTTAACGGCATCAACCGCTGCATCTAATGCTTTACCGGGTAAATTTTTAACCCCATCCCAAATATTACCAGCCGCCTCTTTAATGTGTTTCCCTGGGTTCTTAATGAAATCAATTGCACTATCAATTGCATCACTGAAAACCTGTTTCAGGTTATCGACAGTAAAGAAGTCTTTGATGGCATCCAGCTTTTCAAGCAGCTTATTAGATGTATCGCTAAACCATGCTGAAACAGCATCACCAATCTTTGCTGTGTAATCATCGAACTTGGTAGAAATGGTGTCGCCAAGGTTAGAAATATAAGTTTCTAAGTTGGTAATCCCACTATCAATGGCCAGGGCAATACTTTCCGTCGAAAATGATTGCAACATATTGCCGATATCCTCAAATCCAAGTGATTTGAGAACCTCACCAATGGCGCTGCTAATACCAGATACCAGTCCCCCCATATCAAGAACATTAGCTAACGTATAAGCGGCTTTTTGCTGGAATGATGGATCTTGTCCTGATTTAAGCCCAAACGCTCGACGTTGCGCTTCTGTATCATTCCAACCGGTTACCGCATCATAAATACCTCCAGCCACTGTGCCGACTAGGGGAATTGCGCGTAACGCTCCTTTACCAACGGCCTTTAATCCAAGTTTACCTGCTGCCCGGGCAGCCAAATCTCCGCCTTCATGGGCGAGAGTCTTCTTGCCACCACCGCGTAGCATTCCTACAAGTTTCTTTGCCCCCAGAGCGCCAAAAGCGAGTGCTCCAGCTTTTTTCAGCATGCCACGCCCCATTAACAACGACGCGACGCCACCGGTCCCCTTCCCTAACAGGCTAAATAGTTTGGACAGCAAGCCGCCCTTCTTTTTCCCGGTGTTTTTGGCTATCTGATCAAGGGCGCTGAGAATCTTGTCATTGCCCTCTTTAATTTCGCTGGTCTGCTCCTGAAGTTCCTGAACCGTCCGTTTTTGGGTGTTAACCTGAACGACATCGGCACTATTTTGCGATTTACGCCTAAAAAAACCTTTTCTACGGCTGTTATCGTCATTGCCACGAATCACATCGGCAATAGACTTTCTGGCACCATTAAGCGATCCACCAACTTCTTTTGATATCCCGCCAAGCTCCTTCCCTGCTGCCCATAATGGACCAGCAACGGCATAACCTAACGCATCGACGGCACGAGTCTCTGAAGGGTTACCTATGCCTTCAGCTACTTTTGACAGTTTTTTTAATAAACCTGATTCAGCATTTAGACGCTCATCATCCTCTTTGCGCCTGGCCTTTTCAGCACGTTCAGCACGGGCATCTTCCGCTGCGGCCTTACTCCCTGACTTTCCAATAAAACGACCACGCGCATCGCGTTGGTTTTGGCTTTTTTGCGCACCGCCTTTTTGACCGAACATTTCGCGAGCGAGTTCGGCTGCTTCGGTCCGTTGCGCCTTTACATCTTCTGTTATAGCCTTCTTGCGTCGTTTTTTACCCTTTCGCGTAGTTGATTTGGCCTGCGGTTCCTGTAGAGCAACATCCTCCTGAACTACACGAGAAACGTCCCCTAAATTAAGCCGTTTCATTGCCTCAACAATAGGGTCCACTGATGGCGCATTGGCCACAAAGTCTGGCCGGGAATTTTCGATTGTGCGATTTAATGCCGACACACTGCGAGAGACAGGATCAACAGTTGCAACGCGTCCCCCTTTCAAATCTTCAACAGCTTCCCGGATACCTGCAAGCTCTTCCAGCTCTTTTGCGCTGGCGGTTTCAACTGTCCTTATAACATCGTCAATGTTGGCGTTTTTTCTTTCCATGATCTTATCGCCTACCGTTTCGGTTTAAGTTTTTCTTCCAGCTTCTCCAACAGGAAAAACGCATAGGATTCAGTGAGCCTTTCAGCGTCCTGAATCGGTATACCCCCATACAAAACCAGGTTGGACACTAAGGTCTGATAGCTTTTCAATCCCCACCTGTGGAATGAAGTCGGTAGCCCGAAAGGGCACCCACAGACGGGTATACGCACCCTCTGTGGACTCCTTTTTATCCTGGTTTGGGCATTTATGCGGCGGGAGACGAAGACGCATTTCACCTTTATCGATGTAGCACGGTAAACCATGTTCGAGCTTTTCATGAGCCAGTCGGATGTGTGCCGCCAGCTTCATAAATTCAGTATCAATGGCCATCCGTTTAATCGTTTCATAACGACGCTCGGCCTGATCTTCACGAGTACCGCTAACATCGTTATAAAGCTCACACTGATAAGCGAATTCCCAAAAACGCAAATCAACGATCGCTTCTTTGAATTCCGCGTCGTCTTCAGGTGGCAATGCTGCACGGCGCATCTCCAGCATTTCCATTGCCCAACCATCAAGCGGCACGATACGCCATTGATAAGGTACTCCCTCTACAGACACCTCAATATCGTCAATGAAAGGTTCCACTTCCAGGACCTGGATATCTTCAGCCAGAGCATTCATATCGCAATCGTAATAATGCTCTTTACCGCAATGTTTACAGGTGTAGGTGAATGTCTCGACCGGTGTTTCACGGGAGCCGGTAAATATCCACCATAACGCGGTAATCCGGTCCTGCGCCGTCCATGTCAGGGGATCATGTTTCGCGGGTTCAGCCAGCAAGGCTTTTAAATACGCCGTTGTCTGTTGTTCTTGTTCCTCCGGTGTTATCGAGTTGAAACGCATCGCATCAGCAATATTTGGCTGACGGAACTGGATCAATTCAGTTGGCCGCGATGGTAGCGGGAAAAGGGGTAAAAGCATCCTTGCTCCTTAATTCAAAGAGAAAAACTAAAGCCCAGAAGGGAAGCCAAAGAACTTGAGGATTGGTTAAACGTGCTGTGCAATGCGAAGGTCATTGGGAATGACTTAAATTCCGTAACCTGATCCCGCGCATAGGTGACATCGCCGGTAGTGACCGGGAATACAGTCATCTCATTTTCCAGTTTGGTTAAGCCGGAAGACAGCAACCGATAAATACGCACATTGAGCAAATATTTAGACGGTATATTCCCGGTACCGTCTGGATTAATCACCCGACTTTTTGCCGTCTTAAACCAGTCCAAAACGAGGCCATCAACGGTATCCCTGACCATCATTGTTATCTGCCCAGGCGAACGCTCCGTTGGTTGAAGGATATTCCCTCCGCCGATTTTAATCGTTTCATATTCGATGCTGTAATCGTGGTAGGTAATGTCTTTGGCAAAGAAGTCTGCCCCCTCCAGTCCATCAACTTCGACAGAGAACTGCCATCCTTGCGCGAACAACATTTTGTTCATGATGATTGACGTCAGCTTACCGACTTCCCGCTCACCAACGCCGGAGCCAAATAATGTCGTCGTTAATGCCGAAGATACATAAGACTTTACTGAAGCAACATTAAACCCCATATCAGCCCTCTCACTTCAACATGGATGAGAAAAGAACAATTCCCGGGATAATTGCCCTTGTTGCGCTCATTTTCTCTTCCAGATCCAGCTTTCGCTGATACAGCGTGTTCTCGTCGGATAAATTGCTGGCATCGAGTTTCCCCGCGATAGATATTCTTCGCAGGCGATCTGTGTTAGGTATCGCGATTAACACTTCCAGATAGTCAGAAAGTAACCCAATGATTTCAGGTGGCACCTCCCCATTATCCAGATCCATATCACGTAAATTAGCCAGATATGACACATTCAGCGGGTATACCGCTCGATGGGTATCTTCAAGCTCGATATTCCCATCGTAAACGTCGGAGTAGACAAGATCGCCGGTATGATCCGTAACCGATACGAGCGCAAGAAAATCAGCAGGGCAAGCAAGTGATTTACAGGTCTGATCAGTGAAGCGTATCCGCTTGATGTGTCCCGCCCTATCCTGGTAGGTTCCCAATGCTTTTCTTAGCAGGGATTCCAGTAAGGCAGGTTCATCCGCAATCAAAGGTGTGAAGCGGGTTTTGACGTCTTCGAGTAATTGTCGTGGTGTCATTGAAACCTCGTAGAATCTGGTGTGTTAACCGATTCTACGAGTAGTCATTTGTTCATTGAGTAGGAATATTGTTGTCTGGGGGGGTAATCAGTGTAGGTGGAATGAGGGATATGATATGGTTATCACATAATCAGGTTGTTTTGAGTAAAACAATAAAACGCCCTTTAATGGGCGTTTTTTTAAAACTTAAATTAACTATCCTTTCAAATACTATTTTAATTCTATGTAATTTTTAAATTCTCCCTCATATTTATACATGATGCTATCAAATCCTTCCATTACATCAACGAATTGTTGTGAACATTCCGGCTTCCAAGGCGTACACTTACGAACCATATCCATTTTATTCTTATCCTTCGTTGTATCGACTAAGGATAGGTACCCTATAAAATTCATCATCTGAACAGGATCTTGATTTGTGAATATATATTTGACGTTTTGCTTAGTAGGTGAAAAAGAATCAAAAGCAGGGAACATATATTCACCAGAAAAAGAGAGTGCAGCATCAATGACGTCTGTTGCTGGAGTGCAGTTGCTCAGAATTGGCACTAAGCTAAAATTAGCACCGGAGCACACTGCATATATATCATCCCCTTTTTTTAGTTTTAACAGAGAGTCTTGCTTTGAATCCAATATTTTCAATTTGATATAATTTAGTGGCGTTGCATTTTCCCCTGGAGTAAATAACTCTACAATTGGTTTATTATTCACCATTCTTATGGATTTTATTTCACCATACACAATTGGAATTGTGTTCCATTTTTCCTGAGCAGCAAATTCATTATCTTTAAAATCATTAACCAACTCAGATGGCAAATGATAACCAAATTGATTGTTCATTGCTTTCGAAGCAAATCCAGACAAATAGAATGCCCTTACTAAATCATAATCTTTCTTTGAGGTAGAAAGCCAATCTGGCAATTTATTATCAGCTATCGCGCTTCCAGCAAAAATAGCACAACAAAATGTTATTACATTAAATAATTTCATTTTCCATTCACTCATTAATCGGTTTAAACTCACTAATTAATTCACCAAGACTATTTGGGTATGCTTTATAAATAACATACTCCGAAGAGCCATCTGAATATTTGTAAACCCCATAACAGACCAGTTTATTTATTCCTTTCTGAATAGTTTTTTGATTATAAGAATCAACCACTGTTATTCCATATGACGATAATATTTCGTTATATTCTTCAATAAGAGCTTTTCTTGTTTCCACTGAATTGCAATCTACCTTCGAAAAGTCAACTTCATCAGCAAAAACATTAAATGTTAAAAAGGAAAGCACTAAAAACAAACGAATCAGCATAAATCCACTCCTACGCATGGATTAATAGTCATTGATCGCAAAGGCGTAAACTTGCCCAAGGTATTTCGTATAATCGGTACAAATCTCCTTTACGCTTGATGCTGCATTAACAGTCCCAGCCATAAATAATAACGGTAATAATAGTTTCTCATTATAACCTCACCTGCCTTATAACCCATTTAGGGTACATATTTTCGCCTTTAAAAAAAAGAGGTTATTAGATCCATTTGTGCATTTGTTACACAAACAATGCTCTAATAAATTTGTATTTTTAAGTCGCGAATGCTATCTTTTCGCATCATATTGACCTTTTAATCGTTCAGGCTTATAGTTCCGCCGTCGTAGCAAATTCTGCGACCGGGTTTAGCAGCCTGAATGTTAGTGCGGACAACCGCAGATATCCGATATTGCGGTATTTTTGTGTCCGTAAAACCGCGTTACGCCCAAATTATGGTGGGGCGTGATGGGGAGGCTTCGGCCTGCTGGTTTCACTAACGCCAGTCTGCTAACCCCGTCACGTCCTGCCACCTGTTTAGCAGCGGGTAGCAGGTTGTTAAACCTGTTAGTGAGGCCGTAACTATGGTTAATGCCAATCCTTGCGCACGCCAAGAATTCATCTGGCGTTTCTATTCCTGTAAAAAACACCACTATCACTTCGTTATCGCAGCAACTGAAGACGAAGCACGCTCTCAATTGCCTGATGGCCCCTGCATTTTTACTGCCCGTTTTTCAACTAACTCGCGCAATTCACTTAGTTACTGGAACCTCCCCTTCTCTGCCGACGTTCAGGGGGTTTTATGAAAAAAACTCTCATCACCCGGAATGAAATAGCCGAAGCGATCGCTTTGCATACAACCTGTATGCCGACACGGGAGATCCCCGGCGCAATTGCCAACTATTTCATGATAACCAGGCGTTTTTATACCCGAACAGATAAGGCTGTGATCAACAGGCTACTGATAACCGAGATCAGGGATTATTTGATTGAACAAGGACGTCTACGTTACGCAACAGTGGCAGCAGAAATGAGAAAGGAGGCACATAGAATGACCAGTAATAATTTGAATGTTAAAAAACCTGCATCTGTTGCTTCAGCTACGCCATCTCCAGCCGTGAATGTCATCCCCAACACCGGAGACACAATCGACAGCCAAACATTGTTGAAGATGGTCAATGAGGCACGTAAGTTATGTGGAGAACCAGAGGTTAGAAACAATAAATTCATCGAAAAAATACTCGATGAACTTGAAGGTGAATTTTACACCAAAAGTGCAAAATCCCATGGCACAAGGGCCGGGCGCTCTTTTGAGGTCATAACCATGACCTATAAACAAGCCCTGCGAGTCGCCGCGCGCGAATCAAAAGCTGTCCGCCGTTCGCTGATCGACAAACTAGAAGAATTGCAGCAGGCAAACTCCCCTACTCCATCGATCCCCCAAACATTACCAGAAGCTCTACGCCTGGCCGCCGAGTTGGCAGAACAGAAAATGCAGTTGGAACAACAGCTGGTGGCCGCTGCCCCTAAAGTCGATTTTGCCGACCGGGTATCAGTGGCTAATGGAATCCTGATCGGGAACTTTGCAAAGGTCGTTGGGCTTAAGCAAAACGCCCTTTTCTCATGGTTGCGCCAGAACGGCATTCTCATGGCTTTTGGTGCGCGCAAAAACGTACCGCGCCAACAGTACATCAACGCCGGGTATTTCACGGTGAAAGAAGTGGTACTGGATGATGAAAATGGCTACCAAATACGGCTGACGCCCCAATTAACGGGTAAAGGCCAGCAGTGGTTAACTCGCAAGCTACTTGATGCTGGTTTGTTAAAACCAGTGGCGTCCTTGTCTTAACGTATTCAGACCAGGATTTGCCATAAATTACAGGCATGTGTACGATATGCCCAACCCTGTTTTTCAGGGGAGGCGCAACGTTATGCGGGGGTTATGAACTCCTGGATGCGTAGCCTCCAGACAGAAAAAACCCTCGCTACAACGTTGCATGGAGGCAACCAGCGAGGGCATTCCTTATGTCTGAACAACAAGAGGATAGCCGCAAGCAGTTGCTGTTGCAAGTATGCGGAGCTTCGTAATGACTCTTCAAAAAGCTTGCAAGTGGATTGTGACCAACATCATTGTTCCTGTCATCATCGGAGCTTCAAGTTCTGTGTTGGCATCAGTGATTGCCTCACTTCTCCACATTGCATAACAACATTGAAGGGCGTTAGTTCGCAGTGTAACAGCAGCGCGTTGCGCCCGAACAGGCCACAGGGTAAAACCTGTGGCCTTTTTCGTTTTAGCCAGCCACAAATCCACATTGAAAAACGCCTTATACAAAAAAACCTGCCAGCGAACTGGCAGGTTTCTGAGCAGATCGACCAACCCGATCTGGATCGAGTCAGAAAAATTTGCTCTAATAAATTTCGTTTTCTAAGTGCAAAGAATCACCATTTCGAGCTGGTGATTGAAGGTTGATGCAAATTTGGAGAAAAAATGCAACAAACATTCAATGCGGATATGAATATACCAAACCTTCATCAAAATGTCGATCCTTCAACCACTCTGCCTGTTATTTGTGGTGTTGAAATTACGACCGACCGCGCTGGCCGTTACAACCTTAATGCTCTACACAGAGCGAGCGGACTCGGTGCCCATAAAGCGCCAGCTCAATGGCTAAGAACGCAATCAGCCAAACAGCTCATTGAAGAGCTTGAAAAAGAAACTATGCAGAATTGCATAGTTTCGTTCGAGGGCCGTGGCGGCGGCACTTTTGCCCATGAATTGCTCGCTGTGGAGTACGCAGGCTGGATTTCTCCCGCGTTTCGGCTGAAGGTAAACCAGACATTTATCGACTATCGAGCCGGAAGATTACAACCTGCTATTCCGCAGAGTCTCCCTGAAGCTCTCCGTTTGGCTGCCGACCTGGCAGAGCAAAAGCAACGGCTGGAGCAAAAAATGCTTATGGATGCTCCTAAAGTCGAATTCGCCGAACGCGTTGCTACCGCCAGCGGGGTTCTAATCGGCAACTATGCCAAAGTTCTCGGCCTGGGCCAAAACTATCTCTTCACCTGGTTGCGTGATAACGGAATTCTGATCGCAACTGGTGAACGCAGGAACGTTCCCAAGCAAGAATACATATCCCGTGGGTATTTCACCCTCAAAGAAACCGTGATCGATACAAGCAATGGAAGCAGGATTTCTTTCACGACTCGTATAACCGGCAAAGGTCAGCAGTGGCTGATGAAGCGATTGCTTGATGCTGGTGTGCTGGTACCTGTCGCGGCAACGCGCTAACAGACGTAGTAAGAACCACCAGCATTGTAATGCTGGCTAAAGTCACTTTCCTGAGCTGTATAACGATGAGCGATTTTACTTTTTCTGGCTATGAATTGGCCTGCTTTGTAACACACTCCGGTCTATCCCGTAGCGCCGGGCATATCCTGTCGCAATGTGCAAATCTCGCGGCAACAACCAGTGAATACTTCATTCACAAGCCTCACCGCATGATCGCGGCAGAAACTGGTTATAGCCAATCAACCGTCGTTCGCGCATTCCGTGAAGCTGTAAACAAAGGAATCCTGTCGGTAGAGATTGTTATCGGCGATCACCGTGAACGCCGCGCTAACCTGTACCGGTTTACACCATCCTTTTTAGCCTTTGCTCAACAAGCCAAAAATGCGCTAATTGAAAGCAAATTGAAGATCTCTTCAGCCGCAACCAAGGTTAAAGCTGTTCTCGCTAAGACATTGGCTTTATTCGATTTTTTATCCACATCCCCATGTCAAAATGATAGCCCCTCCCCCTGTCAGGATGACGTGGCAATAAAGAATAAGAAGTCACAAATTAAAAAAACAAAAAGATCAGTTTCCGGCGGTGCCGGAACGACCAGACTCAAAAAATTGACTTCATGGATCGCTGAGGCAAAAGCAAAGGCTGACAATCTGCGGTTATCCAAAAAACGCTCTCAAAAACATGAGTTCAAGCAGAAAGTAGAGGCGGCAGCGCGGAAATATGCTTACCTGAAGAACAAGCGTTCTCCTGATATGGGCGGGATATCAAACTTCGATAATCTGCCGCATTGCATGACGGTAAACGAAGCTCTGGATATGGTCCTATCTACAAGAAAAGAAAAGGAATTTTATATTCCAACTGGTTTTCGCGGATGATCGCGAATGATAGAATCTTTACGTGTATTTAACGCTCAATACACACTATTTTGTCACCAGTATTATTTTTAACGTTTTTATAGGTAACTTTTTCCATGAAAAAAGTAGTTTTAACGGCCCTTCTGGCATGTGCCTTGGGGGTTGCTGGGACTGCCTCCGCATATCAGCACACACTCTCCTTAGACTTTGCCCAAGGAAGCGCAACGGTTAAAGGCGGAGATATAAAAGATCCAAAAGGCGTGAATATTAAATATCGCTACGAAATGGATTCTACGTGGGGTGGATTAGCTTCGGTCACTTACGAAAAGTCAAACACAAACCTATGGAATGCCGCCAAAGCCAAGGTTGAGTATGCCTCATTTACTTTTGGTCCGTCATACAGATTCAATGAATTAATGAGTGCATACGGCTTGGTGGGTTTAAGCCATGCGGATGCAACAGCAAAACTGAATGGACAGTCATATGCTGGCTTTGGAACCGATTTTGCTTATGGACTTGGGCTTCAATTTAACCCAGCTCCGCAGTTTGCAGTTGATCTCTCGTATGAACGTTCTAAACCAGGTGATCTAAGCAATAGCATTTGGATGCTTGGTGTCGGTTACCGATTTTAACTATTTAGTCCCTCTGCCCGGCGCAGAGGGATTTATACATTGCTCTGGCGATATTCGTTATGCTCATTGAGACTAACGCTATGACTATCCTGGTATCTATTCTCATCTATATACTAATCGGTGGGCTGATATACGCATTAAGTCGATATATTTTGCGAGCTAATGCAGAAATGGCCTGGTGGGATCGTTTTTGGATAATGATTTTTTTTGGCATATTCTGGCCATTAGGGATCATGTTTGCTGCAACGTTTCTTCTGATGTGGATATTCACCCTTCCAGGTGATTTCTATAGAAATAGAGTCAAACGCTGATGTAGCCGCAGCCGATGCCAAATACTACGGAATTCAGGATTATCCCAAAATAGATAAAAGAAAGCCCCAGTAAACATTATGCGTCCCGCACAACGCTTAACATTAACCGGGGCCATACCTATGCTTAGCGTACTTAGATTAATCCTCTCCTCTGTCAAGGAGCAAGGAATTTTTTACTGCTATGCCGCCTTTCCAGTTATGGATTCTGCGACAAGAACAACCCCATGCTTACTTCGATCCGGATGTTCACTCCATATCTCGGATTCAGGAATACTTTTCCCGTCATAGCAAACACGTTCGCCATCAAATGGGTAATACTGAGCAGTATCGGTGTCCAGGATAAAAACTTTTAGTTCGGAAGAACGACGAGCGATGTGCTGCCAAAGAGCCTTTCCGCCTTCGTATTGCTCATTGTCACTTAGCAAAACAACTCCGGCTTTTGAAGCTACGGTTTCATAAACAAAAGTGGCTAAACCGACATCCCGGACGGTTCCATCAACCACGATACCTTCAATCTGGGCAACATCGCTATCCTCCCAGAACTTCCTTACCAGTACGCCTTCAAGCTGCGGGCGGCGTTGAAGTTCAAGAGTAGCGACAACCTTATGGCGCATATCACCATCGATAACAGAAGGCGCAGCCTCTATTACAGCTGCAAATGGGGTTTTGGAATCCCATATAACCTGGTAAAGCACACCCTGGATGGTAACTCCGTCCAGGATCGAAAATCGACGAGCGACAGTACCCGGGGAGTACGACATTGGAATCACAGCCATTTTAGAGTCCCCCTTTAACAGTACAGGCACAAACATCTACCTCAATAATTGTAGTTTATTAGAACATTAATAATCTAACATAAAACTCAAGACAATGTTATCGATGCATTCTTATATAAAATAGTTATAAAAAAAGCTCCCGAAGGAGCTTAAAAATACAAGGGATGACACTTAATCCCACTCAATCCAGTTGTAGACGATACGAAGTGACGGGCGCACAGCGGCAGTCACATCTTCGGTACTAAAGTCGATTGCATCACTGTAGATTTTGCAGTCCAACATTTCAATTGTTGTAGCAGCTTTTGTCACAGCTTTAACCCCGGAGGATTTGGATTCAGGAGTTGCAGCCATAGTGATATCAACATAGTCCTTCGCCGCAATGCGATCTTTAATGAATTGAAGAATATCACCTTCGATAGTCTCCACGCACTGGACCTGGATTTCCCCGGAGTTACGGATTGGACCGTGCTGGTTGAACTTCACACCATTCGGACCATAGTCCTCCACATCCTCGCGGGTCATTTCAGGGATTTGCGACGTGCGAACCAGTACGCTGATATCTTCATGGCCAGCAAAAGTGAGCTGGAATTCAGACGATACCAGTCGTTCGCCTTTGGCCGCGTTGGCTGTATAACGGCCCTTAATAAATTTACGGTTTCCCTTAGTGTTATTGTGTCCCATATAAAATCCTTTTACTGGAACGCCCGAATGATATCGGAGCTGTTATATATCGAAGAACCTGTCAACTGGAGGTTGACTGTATTTTTCAGGAAATGCCCGTTGCTGTCCCTGGGCGCATCGAGATCGAAACTTAGGTCCTGGATAGCGACATCAATGATGTTGATCCGGCGACCAATGTTTAGCGTCACACGCTCCGGGATTCGACCACCAATACTGGCATCTTTGAGTTCCGGGCTAATCATCGCTGACAATGCGGCGATAGCTCCTGAAACCTCCGTGAATGGGTCAAACAAAGCGATGAAAGTTACTGGCAGCGTGAAAGTCGGCGGTGTTCCCCCTTCCCAAACCATTAAGCTGTTCCAACGAGCAACAGACGTTGTTTCAGTACCAACCTGCGCAAAACCACTGAAGGCACCAGCAACAGAACCCATGGACATACCAGTAAAAGGTGCTTCCCAATTCTGGGCCATGTTCATTGCCGCCCCCTGGCTGATATATCCGGTAACCTGGTACTGAGAGTTCGTTAAAGTAACTTTCAGAAATGGCGATACACCGTCAGCCTGGCTGTAAACCCCATAAGGTATAGGTGCCATTCAAGTTAAAGGCCGGAGTTCTCCGGCCTCCTCCTTTAGCCGAGGCGCTTACGGCGCAGTTTCATTGACTTTTTGCGGGCCAGTTTTGCCGCGCCGGTCTGGGCTTTACGGCGTGCTTTTTTCAGCGCCGATTTTTGAGCCGCAGTCAGACGTTTTTTACGCAGGCGTTTACGGATGAGTTTGATCTCACCATTACGAACAACCTTCTTAAATGCTTCAGTCAGCATTTCATCAGAAGTGCCAGCAACAACAAACGCCGCTTCCAGTTCGTCGCGGTCGTCGCTATCTAAACCAGCGATAGAGGCACCAACATCAGCAGCTGCGTCGTCGTCTTCATCGTCAGCCAGTGCTTCGATCAGGTCATCATCTACACCGCATGCTGCGAGGAAGTCAGCAACATTTGCCCATGCTTCGTTATAGGCATCGTCCTGTTCTTCTGTAACTTCGGAGTCGTCGTCATCAGAGATACCAGCGATAGCCTGAACGAAACCATCAAGGGAGTCGAAAGTCAGATCACCGCTATCAGCCCAGGCGAAAACGGCGTCGGCCGCATCACTCAACGCATTCTGCATAGCACTTCGATTTGCAGCTTCCAGAATCATCTGGTGCGCCTGTTCGACGGTCCATTCTTTACCGTCTTTCCCTTCCAGGATTTGCTCAGGAGCCGGGGCAGATGGAACGTTATCGTTAGTCTGTGCCGCCGGTTCCGGATTATTATTAATAACCGGATCTGTTGGCGGTTCGGCGCTTGCTCGGGCAGACTCCATCAGCTGCACAGGATCAGAGTTCAAAGCGAAACGAGACAGTCCATTCCCCAAAAATGCCCCGGATTGAAAAAAGTTTTTGCTCATTGTATTCCCTTACTTAATAAGCAGCGGTACGCCCTGGATACGACGGGCTACGCCAGTCGGGCAGCAGGCCCAGACTACTTCCCATTTATCGAATTCCGCCTGCGTAACTTTCAGCACATACGGTTCTGTACCGTCAGCATCAGGATCACGAGGAGCCACCAGAGCGCCGGAGGCGACAAAGCGATCTAAAAGTTTGGTCATCCCTTTAGTCAGGCCAGCCGCAGTAATACCGTCCGGGCTATGCTTCATCTGTCGGGCTAACTGGACAAAGAAACGGCTGATTGCATTCATCAGGGATGGGACGTGCTGGAAGTGCAGATAGTTATCCTGCGTGCAGCAAGTTAAAGCATCGTCGATGATCATCTGGCCAGAGGTGCCAACAGATACTTTATTGAGACGGCCCTTGACCATTGCTTCTTCGTCCGGGGTATCTTCCGGATACAGCGGTTGAATTGACGCACGAGCAATGACGGCACGTTCTTCACCAGCCGGTGAGTAATGCCAACCGCCGACATCAGAGTTTTTCTTGACGCCACGAGCTTTCGCCGCATACGCCACGCCAGACAGACCAAAGACCACACGGGATTGGGTCCATTTGTCTTTGCAGGAGAACGGGTAGTGATAGACAGAACAGCTTACATAATCGGTACCAAGTAAACCGGTATCCTCAACAGCTGGTAGTGCTTCTGCGTACGTTAATGTCGGTTTGACATCAAAGAAGCCATCAATCAGGCGATCTGCACAGATTTTACCTAATGCGGTGATAGCCGCATTGTCATAGCAGCCCAGGCCGAGAACAGCGGTGTACATGTACGGCGCATTGTTCAGCACTTTCACCGCACGCAGGTAAGCAGCAGTGGAAATGTTCGACTGATCGCCGTTGGTACCGCCAGTGAACGCCAGCGATTTTTTATTTGTTACTTTCGCCGTCGAAATCAGCTCTTCATTAACAACCGCGCGCAGATATTTAGAACGGGCTTCCAGAGCCGTAGGCAGATAACACAAGCGGCCCATATCATCTTTCGCTTCTTCCGCCAAAGACACAGTGTGTGTCTCCAGGGTCGTTACCACGCCGAGCGAAGTCGTCTGGGTCAGTTTCAGGAGGAAGCGTTCATTACCTGCGCTGTCCGCTGTTGCCGTTTCGATGGTTAACTCACGGGTAGGTGAAATACACGGATCACCATCATCAACGTAGATAGCAAAGGCTTCGCCGCTATCAAGTTCAATTTCAGAACCGTATGGCAACGCACTGTAAGCCGGTTCGCCTGATTCATCGAACATAATAATCGGGAACTTCGCATCATCCGGAACAGCACGGACAACATAACCAGACGTTTGCTGAATAGCTTCGTATACATGGCGAATTGGTTCGAACTGTGAGCCGGAAGACGGCTTCAGCGGTTCGCCGAGAACATCTTCGTAATTGGACTCAGTAACCGCAAGAACAGTAAACGGCTTGCCACGCGCAAATACGCCAATACCAGCCCACAAGCTGCTATTCAATGTAGCACCGGTAGATAACGTTGCATCAGCATTAATCGGACTAACCGCGACGCCGGATGCATTACCTAATGACTGTTGAATTGAATATTGAGACATAACTTTCCCTGTTATGCGCCCCGCGCGGGGGCGCTATGTTAAACGGAGAACTTCCCCTGATTACTCAGAGTCACCGGCATCAATCGTGTCGCCGCTTATGAAGTTAAGCCCGCCTTTTTTGGCCATAGTCAGAGTTACACGGGTGAAGTAATCAGCGCCGTTGCGTGGGTGCATATCGTTGATAGCTGAACCCCACAGAGTGGTTCGGTTGACCAGCGCCGGAGTAGTCGGATGCTGGAACGGGATAGCTGGGACAGCATCACCAGTCACAAAGCCTGCTTTGCCCGGGTTTTCATCACGGACGTAGCACAGCACATCCATCGAGCTAAACTGAATGTTCTCTGTCGTTAAGTTCTTACAAATACCAGCAGGTACTTCGTACACTTTCACGTTACCGAACAGGGTACCGATGTAGTGAACATACGGAGTCTGAATATAGTCTTCTGCTGGCTGGAAGAAATCCTTCGGCAACTGTTTGAAGAAAGATGCTGCATCAGCACCAGCAAACATCCCCATCGCACCAGAAGATTTAACGCGCTCAATAATATCGCGATATACAGTCTGGAATTTGCCACGAATGATGGTTGCCCATACATCAAAGGACTGGTTAACCGGTAGAGCGATGTCAAATGTGTCTGTCGCAAGAGTACGCCAGATCATGATGCGAAGACGCAACATATCCTGTTCATGAGACAGGTATTCCTTCAGAGTGCGGAACTGTAGAGAACCGAGGTCAAGACCAAATTCACGCTGTGCTTCATACGCCGCCTGTACCGTGTGCTCAGCTGCAATAACGAACTGGCTGGGGAACAGGGTGTATTTCTTCATTTCGTGGTTAATCAGCGGGATCAGCTCAGGAGCGGCTTCAATATTGATTTCCGTCTCAATTGCGATCTCGGTGCCTTTATCCGGCGCTTTGGAGAACGACAGGGCAATCTGACCAATGTTGTAGTTCAGAGAGCAGGTAACAGTGATTTGCTCACCAGCAGCATTAGTAAACGAGTGAAGCAATGAGCCGGAGCCGTTATCAACAACAGACTTAATACGGTTAACATAGATATTTGTACGGCCTTTGCGGATCGGAACATTCTGGCCCTCGAAGTCTTCCATCTTGAAGGTCGCTGTTTTGCTGGTACCGTCGGAACTTGCAACCAGTACATAGCGGCGGCGCAGCTGGCTATACACACCAACGGATTGCATGTCCAGAACATCACCAGCAGCATAAGAACCAAAAGAGGAACCCGCCACGTTAAAGACTTCGTAGATATCGGACTGGTCACGCGTAACCGGAATGAAGGTGCACGCATCAGCGGTAGCTGCCCCCAACTGAACAGGCAGGATCATCGCCAGGAATAAAGGCAGACGCATAACACCGTCAGAAACACTCATCATCTCTGCCGCGACGGATTCCAACATCGCTTTATTGGTGGCATCCATGCTATTGCGGGTGGACTCAATCAGGCAGTTTTCCAGCGTCTGGTGGCAGGAGGCCAGAATTTCCGGACGCGGCATAGATTTATGTGTTGTAGCGTAGTCAGCCAGTGCGCTTGCCCACGCTGTAGCGATTTGAGCGATGGCATTATCAGAGATACCCGCAAAAATTGGGTCTTTACGAGCAGCCTCAAGGATAGATGCGGCACGCGCGGTATCATCTTTAATGAATTGATTATCGGTGCCGAACTGCGCAGTGCTTGTCCAGCCAAGAACGGATTTAGAGCGTTTTGCGATATCTGCAATACGATTCTGGTATTCGCGTAAGTTACTCAAGTTACTCTTCCTTAAACACAAGGCACTTGTGTGAATCCCTTTTCGGAAGAGATTTTATTAAAAGTCACTTGTTGACTTTCTCGCGAAAAGTAATTTTTTTATTTTTTGTAGGGATAGGGGAGGAGGGTAAAATCCAAGGTGAAATCGTGGCGATTTCACCTTGAAATTTTAGATGAATTTACTTTAAAAACAGATGGTTACAAATGAAATTTCAATGGCGAAAGTTTAAGGCTTCGGCTTTTTATCGAGGCTCTTTCTAAGGATATGCCCAATCATCCTGTCAAGTTCTTCCTGTAACTCTTTGGAGAGACGATTAAACTCATAGGAAAAGGTACGGCCTTTCACACGCTTCCTTGCGAAACGATCTTTATCCTCAAATTTCCATAATTCAGTAACTACAGACTTATCTTTAGAGCCTTTATCCGTGAGTAACGAGGCTTCCTTTGTTATCAGGCGAAGGATTTTATTTTTCACTTCATCTTCGGCCATTTCTTCAATGGATAAGATGTCGTTTATTTCCTGGGATATGTTTTGAATAAGCTGATCAAACTCTAAATCCTTATTCCCCATTTCATCGCCAACAGCGCAAAGCGTTTTGTAGTCCGAAAAGGTTAATTCCGACTGCACAGGGAAAAGAGCGACTAATTCTTCCGGAGCGCTCGCAGCCTGAAGAGCACGCGTGACCTTCGCCTGAGATAGACCTTCTTTAGCGGCAATATCCTTCTGACTCATTCCATCATTTTTCATTCGCATCAAACGCAGACCTATTTCTCGAATGCTATGCTGCAATGCTGTCTGAAGGTCTTTCGCTAAATTTTGCGCTTCCTGAACGCTGATATCCTGATCCGTGACTAAAACCCGCAATCCAACGTGCTCTAAGATGGCCGAAGCTCGACGCCGGGAACCATCCAAAATTTCAATTTTTCCTGTAGCCCGTCTAACACCTATTGCTGGATAAAATTGCTGATGCTTAATGGTGCTTCTGATGCTTTTTAATGATTTTGGTGTAAGAGCTGCCTGATCACGTCCGTTGTTATGCTGATCAACAAAGGTATCACCTTCTACCCGGTTCGGAGGGATTACCTCCTCAATGAATGTGGCCTGGAGACCTGTTGATAGCTTGAATACCTGCTCAACCCGATCACCAGAGGTAGAGGAACTATCAAATGCGCTTAATACTGAAGGATTAAGGGTTCGCCCAATTGTTGGTCTGTTTTTCTTTGACATGGCGTTTTCTTACTCCTTAGTTAGATCTGATAAATTCAATACGGTCAAAAACTGCTTTTGCAAAATCTTCAGCGGCGATGCGCGCGTTCTTCAGTGCGTCAGCACTACCAACATACGTTGCCGGATTAGCAGAAATAACAGTGTCAAAGGACTCACCGCAGCGTTCGAAACCATCAAGGCGAGGGAGGACGACATCGAGCATATCCCCACCGAAAACTTCTTTCGCCAGGCTATGGCAATACTTATGGTCTGCCTTGTTACTCAACTTGGACATAAAACCAATGTTAGTCGCAAGCTGGCACTCGCAGCCTTCATCCGAAATGAGTTTCACCAACTCAGGAAGGCGGGCAACGTATTTAAGCGATGAGTGGAAATCGACCGTTGCTGGTGGCAGAGGTGTAAACAGTATATTGGCCGAGGCCAAAGCATTTTTCAGGAAGGCGTCAAGGTGAGGACCACTATCAACAAGGATAAAGTCATAATCGCTCTTGAGCTTATCAATCACATTTTCTTTCAGGACTGCATGGATGTTCTGACCCGGTAGATGCTCATTGCATAGCTCTCTCCAATCGGATGCAATAAAGGCATCGTCAATCGACGCAGGCATAACGTCAACCCCAGGTACAACAGAAGGAACAATAAACTCCTCTAACAGCTCTTCACGGCTTACATTCTGCAACATAGCCTGTGCAGATGTTGCGTTTACGATACCAATAGAGTGTTTATGGCTTAAAAACATCGTTGCTGAAGATTGCGGATCAAGGTCAATAACCAGAATCCTTAAATCTTCCATCAGAAGATGAGGGTGAGCACGCATTGCATGCGCCAGAGAAACCGTCGATACAGTTTTTGACACACCGCCTTTAAGATTGGAGATGAAAATCACATACGCTTCGCTGTAGCGATCCCGGTATTTTGGCACTCCGCGATGTTCATATATGTCAATGATGTTCTGAATTGACATCGCATATTTCATTGAAGAGCCAGCAGGGCGTTTATCGAAAACATAACCCTTTTCTTCCATTTCACTTACGGCATAGTCAACGTTCGCTCGAGTCAGTAGAGGCAATTTTGCCAGTGCCGCTTTCGCATAGACCTGGTAAAACTCGTTCGCGTGTAGCTCATCCTTTTGCAACTGTACTTGTTCAGTCAGAACATTGAGCATTCTGTTTGCTCTTTGAGCAACCTTGTGAAGCTGGCTGGAATCACTCATCGAAAGTCATCCTTTATGCTGTATTTTTGAATTTAATTAAAAATGCTACATAAAATAATAATGTATGCGTAGATGCTTGTACATAGTATTCTCTGCATGTTTAGTTCATTTTGCACGATTGAGCGTTGCAAGGAGGGCACAAAAAAGCCCCGTTCAGGGGCATCAGTGTTATTTGCTAAGAGCAGCGAATAATCGTTCGAAATCGATAGTATCTATAGCACGCGTAAGCGCCGGAAGTTCAGCCTCAAAGTACCCGTGTCGATCGTAAAAGAAGGGACCGAAGAGCGAGGCATGTTGGATTCTACTTCGCCCCAGCCCGGACACACAGTTAAGCCCATTACCGGTTAAAAGGCTAAAAAACTTCTCTGGATTATCGTGGTAAAGCTGGGAATCAATGGTGGCGGTTAACTCTTCCATAGGGAAGCACACCCGCCCTGTCTCCCAGGGATATTTAGTCCGAAGCATAAACATTGCTTTCAGCAATTCACATTGAGCGCGGATCGCGTCCGGGTCATAGCCAGATATGGAGACATAAGCCACGTCCCTCATTCCTGCGTCATCTTTGAAAGTCACGATAGAAGTAACATCCAGTTCTTTTTCGAAAGAGCGAGCAGCATCTACTGGACGCTGAAGTAAATCATTCGACTTAATGCGCTCGAGAATCACTCCCCACATATCATTTAGATATTCGATATGAGCCAAAACCTTATCAAGACACTCTCGTGTAAACCATTCAGCATGCCCGCCACCGGCGCTTTTCTCCCACGGCGCATTCCAGGGGAAAAAGGTTGCGTGTAAAGCCCGCTCAAGATTAACCATTGCCAAACGCGTACCACGATAGACCCGTGAAAGCGCAAAATCGGGACTCACTTGTAGCCCTTTAAACCGTGCCAATGGACCACATGAAATGCCGATTTTAAAAGTATCTCCGTTCTCCGGCACCAGAACGTAGAGGTAGTGTTGTTTCTCTTCTTGCATATCAATACCACTGCTTGATGAGAACCGCGCAAATGTTGACTATGCGCGAAGGTTAATGTGAATAGTTGACTATGCGCGATGTGACTACAGTCAAAAGTTGACTGTAATCGATTTAACTCCACCAAAGATCGACTATGTAAGATATTGTCGGGAGAAACGTTGACTATACGCGATGAAATGACCCTAAAAGCCATCTCAATAGCGACTTGCAGAATATTGACGCCAGCAAAAATCCACCAGCGTCAACGAATGTCGTCTATAGTCAACTTCTCGCTATCGCATATAGTCAATATTATGGATTGCGCTTATGGATCTGGAAGCCGATTTTCCTGCCGTTTTTTATCTCTGAAAATTTAAGATATTCAATAGCTTCCAAATCTTTCATGGCTTTTCTGATAACGCTATTTTGCACGCTAACGGATGATTTGAGATTAAGCCTTGCTCTAAGGCGCTCAATGCTGACAGGTGCCGGGTTGGCGGGTAGAGCCTCAAAGAATGTATACAGTACCTTGGCCGTCTCTTTGCGCCCGAGCTTATCCAGCATCTTCAGCTTCAGGATTCGCTTATAGTCAACATAGTAAAGTTCAGATAGCTGTTTCTGCGGCTGGATCTCGATAACATCAAGCTCGGTATTCAGGCTGCTATATGCCAACAAGTTGACGTTAATGTTATTGAGATGACCTTTTGCCGCCGGGAAGCGGAATTTGACAACTGTCTGCTGAATGCGTGTCAGAGAGTCATCAATACTTTTACGGAACGCCTTTGAAAGGCGCTTACGTGGATAGCCGCATCGATCGGCAAACTCGGAGAATGGCAGGGTGATTATACCGTCATCATCAGGTGCGTAGTCAAACAACGCGGAGGTTATGCCCACCCACACCTTAAAATCAGTATCCATATCCAAGCGTGGACCATGAATTTCAATTCCCTCATAGCCTTCCTGCTCAACAATTTTGAGGCTTGATAGTTCTTCGGTTGCGTTCGTTGTGTTTGTTGTAACTGACGATCCGCGACGTAGCGCCACATTGGTAGATTTTAAGGTTGGCACAAACACACCTAAACGCAACAAAGCAATGGGTTGTATAGTGCTGTTGTTATTGGGCTTCAGGCTGTGGATTTCTCCTGTATTTCCTGCAACTTCTTCAACGCTAAGGAAGCCTTTACTTTCTTCCGGCATCGTAGTTTCTCCATGTGTGGCGCGACCTGACGTCAATTTGGATGGCTGTTATCAACAGCTGTGAATATTCAGGCTTTAAAATCGCGTACAGTCAATGTTTATATCGCGTATAGTCAACATAAAATCGCGTGTAGTCAACAATAAATCGTGTACAGTCAACATAAAATCGCATATAGTCAATGTTGATCACGTTTCAGGCCAGACATGGCGCGGCCTGCAGCGATCCGGGATCTTATTTGGATCTTCTAGGGTTCTCTTTTGGATCTGTTTATTGGATCTATGCTGTGGATAAGTTGAATAAACCGGCCAACAAAGCCGGTTGGAAGGAAGCTGTATTATTCTACGCTTTCGATGAGAAGACCATGTTCATAGCATTTAAGCTCATCGCCCCCGTACAGGAATTGGTATCCAATACCACCATATTCAGGCACATTAGGGAATAACTCATCACTTACCGAAGAACAAATCACACCAATGCAGCGATCAACGCCTTCTCGTTCTTCAGTGCTGAAAAAATCCTCTTCGGTAAGAACATGAGTACATTGCTCATCAGCATAGGTCGGAAATACATGCTCGATGCAATCCGGGTGTTTTAAACCAAGCTGATCGGCAAGCTCGAAAGCATGACGGTATTGTTCAGATCCTGGCTTGCCAACTGTGATGTGCTCAATTTTGTAGATTGAAGTCGCTTTGTTGATAGTTTGCTTTACTGTTACTTTATCAGACATAAAAATCCCTTTTAGTTACCGCTGATAGCGCGGTTGTAATCATTAACGTTGCGATTCTTCCTGTTAATCCCCATCAACATCGTTTCTGTATCGAGGATATAGGCTGGCAGATCATCAAAATATTCACTGCTAAACTCTGGCATCCTGCACATAAACGCACTTTTGGGGGCAGGGTGATTAATCTTTGTCGGCGTCGGCGTTAAATTCGCTGATCGACTCCCGGAGCAACCGCTGAGTGTCAGCAGGAATGCGCTGGCGAACATTACCCGCCGCAACAAGTTGTTTCTGAACTTCAGCTTTTCGTTCCATTTGCCTGTCAGCATACTTGGCTTGTTCTGATTCATTTTTCACTGCCTGGCTGTGAAAATGTTGCTCTGCTTTGTTCATCGTCTCAATGGTCTGGTTAAGATCCATTATTGACTTATCACGTTCCTTAACAGCCTGATCAAGACTGCCAATTTTCTCCATGGCTTGCTTTAGCTGATGACGTTCCCATGCAAACCCAGCACCAACAAGTGCGCAAATCAGAACAAGAACACCAGTAGCAGCAAGTTTCTCCTTCAAAGACAAAGCTGTTTTTAACGTAGAAAAGAATGACATGTCTTCCTCCTGAAGAAAAATTATCAATGAAGTCCTTTGTTACCGTGCCGCTTTGTTTAATTCATCAAGAACAGAATCAGGAACCAAAGCGGCGACTGCGCTGGCTGTGCTGGCCTTATTTGCTGATGCTTCCGCAAGCGCGGTACCGATAGCATGGTTATAAGCAGTTATGGCTACGTTGGCGCTTTCATTCGCTCGTTCATACTGCTGTTGTAACGCAGTTGTGGGCGCTGTTGTCTGGTTGAAAACAACCCCAAACTGTTCAGTTGCTACTTTCAGAGATTCAATTTGCTCTTCTGTTAGTGCTGGTGGGGGAGTGGCAGTGCCGCCGCCTGAACCAGAGCCTGACGAGCTTCCTGAGCCAGTGTTAAGGGTCTGGTTAATCTCCCCCATAGCAGTGACTAAACTTGATGTATTAAGCGCGTTTACAGCGTCCTCAAGCGATTTAGTAATAGTCACATCACCAATGGCAATAGAGATCGGCAGTTCTGATACTTCTCGCTCATTAGCACGGCAGTAAACATCCCAACCAATATTGAGTTGAAGCAGCATTGACAGATCTGCATAACCAGCCAACAGGTCCGCGTGCTTAGTTGCCAGTTCTCCAATGTTCGTTAAGCCGGTTGTGGTTGTTCTGATCGTTGAAACATAGCTGGTAATAGTGTCGGGATAGACAATTGTATCCAAAATTAATCCGATCAATTCTTCTGCAAGCTGTTTTGCCGTGTTAGCACTGTTTCGTGCCGATGTTATGGCGCCAGGTGTTTTCATCCCACCGGCTGCGGCCAATTTTTTATATGCGGATAACTGGTAGTCTTTTTCCAGCATGATATCTCCTAACTTACCTGAACTAGGCCGTCTCCTGACGCTACGGTAGAACCGCATGAAACAGGGTCACCAACGCATACGACCCCTTTACCATTGACGGTAAACCATGCCCTGGTTGATATAGCTTGCCCACCGTGCGTACTGTTTCCATCGGTATGCTGTGCATATTGCTTACCATCAACTAACACTTCGACTCCGTTGACTTTAAGTAGTGGTTCACTCTCTACAGGAGGCCTGGATGGGAATCCTCCGTGCCCCGAACAAATGCTGTCTTTTGTTGCAATACTTGCCACGTCATCACCAATGATTTGCTCTGATTTTCGTTATTTTAACTTAGGTTATTTGTGGTCTGTATGGCGTTTACTTACTACAAAATTGCACTAATAAATATTGTTTTTTATGTCGTGTTTTCGGTACCATTCAGCCATCGCCCTTCAATGGGCATTTGTTTGGAGTCGTCAGATGCAGATGGAGCTAATAAGCCGCAAGGAGTTCGATAGCCGTGTAACCAGCGGTGAACTCGACAACTTGCAGGCTATCAAGGTGAAAGAAGGCTTTTGCCTCATTGGGAATCAGAGCGGAACAAATCGCGTTTTTATGCTTCGCCGTACGGATTTGAAGCCATTTGTCTGGAAGAACGAAATTGGTCCCAGCTCATACGCTCAAACGAGGGGGGGCCACAACTTGGCCTTTTTCTACAAAGACGAGCTTTCTGTGGTTGATATTCAAGGGTTACAACATGTTTAAGCACTGGAAAAACATTACTATTTATAAACTTTCTCGTGAGGCGGATCTGACCGACTTAGAAGATAAAAAGAAAATGATCCTTTTCACGCCATGCGGTAGTCAGGATATGGCCAAGTTCGGTTTTGTATCGCCATTTGGTGATAATTCCGAAGTTATCGCTATGCATGGAAATGGTTTTATCCTTGTTGAAGCAAAGCGCGAAACAAAAATTCTTCCCCTGCCGGTTATCCAGCGAGCTATTCAAGAAAAAATTGAAAAACTTGAGCAAGAACAAGCGCGTAAACTGAAGAAAACAGAAAAGGATTCCCTGAAAGACGAAGTTCTGCATTCTCTTCTGCCACGGGCTTTTTCAAAGTTTTCTGTTATCCAGGCGATCTACGATCGTTCAACTAAACGTATCTATATCAATGCCTGCGCGCGGCAGGCAGAGGATATGCTCGCACTTATGCGTAAGTCTCTGGGTTCTCTTCCTGTTGTTCCCCTAAGTGTTGAAAATCCCATTGAATTAACGCTGACCGACTGGGTACGTGATGGTAGTGCTCCACAGGGATTTCAAATGGGGGATGCGGCAGAACTTAAGGCAGTGCTTGAGGATGGCGGTATTGCCCGAGTGAAAAAGCAGGATTTGGGAAGCGATGAAATTTCCACACACCTGGAAGCTGGCAAGCTCGTCACTAAGTTGGCACTCGACTGGCAGAACCGCATTAAATTTACACTGGACCATAACTTCAGCCTTACCAGCGTCAAATTTGCGGATGAATTGCTTGAGCAGAACTCTGATATTGATAGTGAAGATGTTGCGCAGCGACTGGACGCAGATTTCTTCCTGTTGACCAGTGAAATTTCGTGCCTGGTTGATGCTCTGGTAAATGCCCTTGGTGGAGAGGCTAAGCAGTGAAAGAGCTGTGCTATGGATCTGTTTGCAGTGGAATTGAAGCCGCGAGTATTGCCTGGGAACCGTTGGGTATGCGTCCGGCGTGGTTTGCTGAAATCGAGTCTTTTCCATCGGCCGTTCTTGCGCACCGCTGGCCCCATGTCGCCAACCTTGGCGACATGACTAAACTTGCCAAAAAAGTCCTGGCTGGGGAAATAGAATCCCCTGACGTGCTCGTCGGGGGAACACCATGTTTTACCGCGGGGCATATGGTTCTTTGTAAAAATGGTTATAAACCAATAGAAGATGTTTGCCCTGGCGATTACGTAGTCAGTCATCTCGGGCGGTTACAACAAGTAAAAAGAGTTGGTTCAAAAATAGCTAATACGGGGTTACTTAATGCCGTTGGGCAGCCTTTAGGTATAAGAACAACCAATGACCATCCCTTCCTGGCTGTTCGGTGGAAAGCCCAAAACACCCGGAAAAATGGCACATATTTTAAGAGAGAGTTGTTGTCTGAACCGGAATGGCGAGCAGCATGTGATATGCCAGGATATCAATGGTGCGCTCTAACTAATTTCAATATTGCATCTCCAGATATTTGTTCTCGGTTCTTGTCTGAAGAACAGGCTATGTATCTTGCGGGCGCTTATGTTGGCGATGGATATATTAGGAGATGGAGAGGTAAATCTAAGAAGGCGGTTGTTTTTTGCATAAATTGCCAGAAATTGAGAAAGTTTCATTGTCGCATACCAGAAAACATATTTTCCGTGGCAAGAGAAATCCGAGGGAGCATCAAAGTAACCTTGAATGATACGTGTTATGCCAATTGGCTTAATGAACATTTTGGCGAGTTAAGCCATGCTAAGCGTATCCCTGCATGGGTGATGTCGCATCCATTGCGTCATGTGTTTTTACAAGGCTATCTTGATACTGATGGGACACCAAGTGGTAAAGCGGGATTTAGAATTAATAGTGTTAGTCCTGCGCTTGCTTGGGGCGTTGCGGGGGTGTCACAGACTTGTGGTTATGTTTCTTCGGTCAGCTTTATTGAAGTTGAGCCCAAAAAAGTGATCGAGGATCGCGTGGTAAATCAACGGAATTATTATCAGGTAACAATCTGCCCGCAGAAATTGTCACGTAAATCAAGATTGGCTCATGGAATGCTTTTACGAACAGTCAAAGAGTTTAAATCGGTAGGCCTAGATACTGTATACAACATAGAAGTCGAAGGTGATCATTCCTATATCCTCAATGGTGCGGTGGTCCATAACTGTCAGGCATTCAGTATCGCGGGATTACGTGGTGGGCTTGATGATGAGCGTGGCGCGCTAACTTTAAAGTATGTGGAGCTTGCAAATGCAATTGACGACAAACGGGCTGAGTCATTTCTCAAACCAGCCGTTATCGTCTGGGAAAATGTCCCAGGAGTCTTGTCATCGGCAGATAACGCCTTCGGATGTTTCCTTGCCGGATTGGCTGGAGAAGATGCGCCATTTGAACCAGGTGATCGACCTGAATCAGGAAAAAGTAACGCGTTCTGGCGGTGGGATGGCAAAACCGGTTGCCATGCTCCAAAGTGGCCGCAGTGTGGTTGTATTTATGGACCGCAGCGAAAGGTGGCCTGGAGAATCCTTGATGCCCAATACTTCGGAGTGGCACAACGACGCCGACGTGTGTTTGTTGTCGCAAGTGCTCGAACAGACCTCGATCCCGCAACGGTACTTTTTGAGTTCGAAGGCGTGCGCCGGAATATTGCGCCGAGCCGAAAAAAGAAGGAAATCGCTTCCGCCATTATTGCAAATGGCGCTGCAATCAGTGGCGAAAGCCTAAATCCATGCCTACACGCTGACATTACCCCCGGTATGAAATCGACGAAAGCCGTAAACGCTTTCAGGATGGCGGCATTTGGGGAATATATTGGCGATGAAACCGCATCGACAGTAAAGGCGAGAGACTTTAAAGATGCCACTGACCTTGCAGTTTTTAGCAGCACAGGAGCAGGTTTTTGGTCAGAAGGGCATGGTACATTGCGGGCACGTGAGCAAGAAAGCCATGAGCATCTTGTTACATTGGCTTTTCCTGAACGTATGAGCGGTACACAACATGCTGCAACTAAGAATACTTCACCATCTTTAATGGCCAAAAATACAACAGCCGTTTGCTATGACGTAGGAAACGCAGCAGTAGCTGTCCGCCGTCTTACCCCTGTCGAATGTGAAAGACTGCAAGGTTTTCCTGATGGGCATACGTTGATCCCGACGGAAAAGCGTAAAAAAGTTACTTCAGATGAACTGGCATACCTTCGCAATCACTATCCAGATTTAAGCGAAGAAGAGGCCGCGATGCTTGCAGCTGACGGACCGCGTTACAAAGCGATCGGCAATAGCATGGCGATACCAGTAATGCGATGGATTGGTGAGCGGATTATTAAGGCTGCATATCAGCAGGCAAAAAATCATGAAGCAACAGAACGGAGAGTTAAGCTAACGGCAGAATTTGACCGTCCCATATTTAAATGGGTCGGCGGAAAATTTGGTGTTCTTGAACAAATCTTTAGGCATTTACCTGACGGAAAGCGCCTGATCGAGCCTTTCGTTGGTGGCGGAGCTGTTTTCATAAATGCCGGATATCAAGAAAATCTGCTAAATGATGTGAATGCTGACCTGATTAACTTTTACAGGACTCTGCAACGTGAGGGACATTCACTTATCACTCTGGCGCATCGGTTTTTCCAGGACTACAACACACAGGAAGGATACCTGGCAGTACGGAATGCGTTTAACAAACAAGCCTATGATGATTTACATCGTGCAGCAGCGTTTTTGTTCCTGAACCGACATTGTTTTAACGGATTGACGCGTTACAACCAGGCCGGTGAGTTTAATGTTGGTTATGGGAAGTATAAAACTCCGTATTTCCCATTACAGGAGATGGAAGCCTTCCTCGGTGCTGAAGGGCGTTCTGAGTTTGTATGTGGTGATTTTTCAGCGGTGATTGAAGCTGCCGGAGAAGGAGATGTCATCTTTTGCGATCCTCCGTATGAACCGCTCCCCAATACAGAGGGGTTCACAAACTATTCCGGTCATGACTTTAAGTTTGAAGAGCAAAAACGCCTGGTATCTCTGCTAATGGATGCTCATCGCCGAGGTGCAAAGATCCTCATTACTAATAGTGGTGCGCCAAACATCAGGGAGCTTTACCAAGACAGTGGCTTCAGAGTGGAACCTCTTTTTGCCAGACGTTCTGTGTCTTGTAAGGGGAACACTCGTGGTGTAGCTCATGACGTTATTGCTATATTGCTCTAATAAATTCATTAGTGTAATATGGTTTCAATGAATCGTGATTTATAGAGCGATTTAGCTGTTAGCCGCGACAGGCGCGGCGGCAAGTATGGCGGGGTAGTGACTCCTTCCCCCTCATGACGCCGAGTTGCCAGGTTGACCATACGCCTAAGTGGCAATACCGAAATGCGTAACGAGCTTACATCCTGTTTGCCCATCTTCGGGTGGGCGTTTTTTCAGGGTTTTCGTCATGGTTAGCGACTTTGCGGCGGTTTAGAAACTGACCATTAAAGTAAATGCAAACGATGATCTGATGATGGCTGCGGCCTAAGAAGCCAGACGCCACGGGGTATGAGTCGTCCCCCGTCAAAAAATCGACCGCAGAGTGTCCCCGTCTGTGTATTAGGGAACGGGGAGGCACAACAGGTAAGGGCGCTGGTGTGATTAACCAGATGAACGAGAAGGGGCCATCTGTTGGTCAGCGTCCTTTCCTGTTGCGTCTTCTTTTCAGCGTAACAGCGGTGCTTAACAGCACTTTGGGTACAGTTCCACGAATTTACGGGTATATCCCGTCATGCTGAAAGCGCTAATCACGCTGGAAGCCAGGGTTATGCATCCCCTGTTACCGAATTGCAGCCAGGGCGCGGTGCGCCGAAAAGCATACGGAGGTGGAAGCCCTCGCCGGAGACGTACCCGGCAAGTGATGGTGTAGCTCAGCGGTTAGAGCAGTTGGCTGTTAACTAACTGGTCGGTGGTTCGAATCCACCCACCATCGCCAATGCCGGTTTAGCTCAGTGGGAGAGCACGAGAGCCAAAGCATCGTTTCTACTTCGGTAGACAGCCTTGCTGGTCAAATGACAACGATTCGATGTTAGGCCAGAGGTCAGCGGTTCGAATCCGTTAACCGGCACCAGCACAACAGGTAAGGGTATTTTGCGACGTCGGAGATCGCCGAGCTTGGCAGAGGGTTCGAATCCCTACGAAGTACCCTTACCGTTGTGATGAATGCGCAGGCTGATGCGCGAAAGACATTGCAGCTATTGCGGAAAAGAGCTGTCCGGCGGGGCAATTAAACGCCCGTGAGAGTCTGAAATAACCGCAAGCCGGAGATCAGCACCGGTCATCACAACACAACAGGTAAGGGCATTCTCCCTTATGGGGCTTGGCTTAAATGCATCGAGTGCTCTTACCGTTGTGATGAAGTGCAGCTCTTTGAAGCAACCAGAAGATAAGCATCTGGCTTCACAACATAAACCGCAGGAACGACCAATAAACGGTAGTCCGTACGGAGAACACCCCGTTGAGGAAGAGGCCTGGCCGGAACCGTAACCGGCACTACAACGTTGAGAACATTGGCGTAACGGGTTCATTTCCCAACCTATGAATAAATGTTGCGTTGCCGCGTGACAACCAGTGTTCTCAACATTGTGGTGAATGCGTGTTGCTGGCGCGCAAGTCCGCCCTATGGCAACGAGGCGGCGTAGTAAATATCGATGCCTCAGTCATCAAGCGCACTGACCGGCCTTATGGGTTATGAACAAAAAGAGGCGCAGTCGGAGATCAGCGCCGACCACCACAATTTATTTAGAAACTGTCACCAATGAGTGCGAGAACGGTAATTATGCAGAAAGAGCAGTTTGTTATTTCTTTAGTGGTTAGCACCAGTTATCAGGTCGATAAAGTTTCGAAAGAAAATGCATCTGAAATTGATGTTGTAGATGTGTTCGGTAACGAACTAAAAATACCACTTCGTGAATTTAATGAAATAGCAGCTCCGTTGGGCAAAATTGATGGTCTGGAAGAATACCACAAGCGAATGATTATCGAACGTGCTCAGCTGTGCCAGCGCATAAATAAGCTAGTTCGATTTATCGGAACAGATAACTTCCTCGCCATGGGCTTGGACAATCAGTTGGAATTACAAAATCAGCTCGAAAGCATGATTGAGTATCGAAAAGCTCTTGATTCGCGGTTGATTAAATTAACCGAATATGACCCATCAGCAAGCAGTTAATTATAAATTTGAGGCGGATGATTACTCCGCCGTTAGCTCCACGAAACGGAGCACACAACAGGTAAGAGTATTTGTAGAGTTCGACTCTCTACCGTGGGCTTTTTCCCGCGATGCGAGCCATAAATGCTCTTTCCGTTGTGGTGAATGCGGCTAAGCGCACGCGGAACAGTTAAAACAATCCTCCTTGATGATTAAACATTCCGGCGTTAATTGTTAACTGGTTAACGTCACCGGGAGGCACCCGGCACCGCAATCTAATAAATATGTCACTTTTATTGAGGGATAACCAATGTTCGGTAAATTGTTCGGCAAGAAAGTCGCTTCTGCAAAAGTAGAGCTGAAAAAAGTTGAGAATCGCGATCTGATGGAGGCCATTATCGGTGGCTGTTTGTTGGTGTCTGCCGCTGATGGTGAAATCGAAAAAGAAGAAACAGCGAAACTTGATCAGCTTATCCGCTCTAATCCGCGTCTTAGTCATTTTGGTAACGAAATTACCGCAACAATTACCCGCTTTACCGAGCAACTGGAAGCTGGCTTCCGTGTTGGTCGCATGAATATCCTTCGCGAAATTGAAGATATCAAAAACGACCCAAAAGAAGCGGAAGAAGTATTCGTTAACATGCTGACGATTGCAGAAGCGGACGGTGAAATCGAGCCAGCAGAACACAAAGTACTGGAAGAAGTAGGCCGTCGTTTAGGTCTTCGTGTGGAAGATTATCTGTAATGGCAAGCAAGGCACGTATCGCAATCGCCATTGGTTTTCTCTTGCTGTCCGTGCTGGTGGATTTCACCAGCACAATCCTGTCAGTTTTATCGGACGGGGCGTTGGTGGCAGTGGCTGTAACATTGGTATGGCCGATATTTAAAACAGCTTCGAAGGATCAGTGATGGGCTTCTGGGATTTTGCTGACAAGTATCCAATTGTTCTTATTATCATTGTTGCCATAGTTGTAGGCGGCATTGTTAGCGCCATTGAAGCACTTAGTAAACAGTAATCCGGCCCTTTAGCTCAGTGGTTAGAGCTGGCGACTCATAATCGCACGGTCACCGGTTCGAGTCCGGTAGGGGCCACCATATTTGGTTGTAACACGGCGTCTGGCACATGCGTCGTTAGCGGTCTGGTGACGTTAAAGGGGTTGCCTTTTCCCCTAGCTCAGGCAACAAACCAGGTAGCCGGAATGTGCAAGTCACCGTTGGTAGGATAGCGGATTCAGGGACTCACCACCCTGGCGATTCGGTGTGACAGCCGGGAAGAGTCCGGCGCATTAATCCTGATTTTCTGGTGATGACTCATATCGTTAGGAGTGATTTGAGTATGCCGACTATATCTGACATTCAGCACACTAGGGTGGAGTGTTAATGTCTGCATCCCCTCTTGAATCCATGCCAAATTCCCTTAGTGCAGAACAAGCTGTGCTTGGTGGCTTAATGCTTGATAACTGCCGCTGGGATGAAGTTGCAGATCGTATAGTTGCTGATGATTTTTATACCAGTGCTCATCGTGAAATTTTCAGTGAGATGGAGAGGTTATTAAGTCATGGCAAACCGATTGATTTGATAACACTTGCTGAAGCACTTGAACAGAACGGTAAATTAGAACGCGCCGGTGGTTTTGCTTACCTTGCGGAGATGTCAAAGAACACGCCCAGCGCGGCAAATATTTGTGCTTATGCGGATATCGTTCGTGAACGCGCGGTTGTTCGTGAAATGATTTCCGTCGCAAATGAAATAGCCGAAGCTGGATATGCGCAAGATGGCCGGAGCAGCAATGAATTGCTGGATATGGCCGAGCGCCGCGTTTTTGAAATAGCTGAAAAACGACAAAAGAGCGGTAGTGGTCCAAAAGATATCGCCAGCATTCTCGATGCAACGGTATCTCGCATAGAAGAGTTGTTTCAGCGACCGCATGATGGTGTAACGGGGCTTGATACCGGATTTACCGATCTCAATAAGAAGACGGCAGGGCTTCAGCCATCCGATCTCATTATTGTCGCCGCCCGCCCATCTATGGGAAAGACCACGTTTGCGATGAATCTTGTCGAAAATGCCGCAGTCCGTAGCGATAAGCCTGTATTGGTTTTTAGCCTTGAGATGCCAAGCCACCAGCTGATGATGCGCTCACTGGCCTCTCTTGCACGTGTTGATCAGACTCGTATTAGAACTGGGCAACTTAACGACGAGGATTGGGCGCGGGTTTCTGGCGCAATGGGGATTCTGTTGGACAAGCAGAATATTTTTATTGATGACTCAAGCGCCCTGACACCTACAGAGCTTCGTTCCCGCGCTCGTCGTGTTTATAAAGAAAATGGCGGATTGAGCATGATCATGATCGACTACCTGCAACTTATGCGCGTCCCCGAGCTGCAAGACAACCGAACGCTGGAAATTGCCGAGATTTCTCGCTCACTTAAGGCGTTGGCGAAGGAATTACAAGTACCGGTGGTGGCATTGTCACAACTTAATCGCTCGCTTGAACAGCGTGCGGACAAACGACCGGTAAATTCAGATTTGCGTGAATCTGGAGCAATTGAACAGGACGCAGACCTGATCATGTTTCTGTATCGCGACGAGGTTTATCACCCGGATAGCGAAATGAAGGGCATTGCCGAGGTGATTATTGGTAAGCAACGAAATGGCCCAATTGGCACGGTGAGATTGGCTTTTAACGGCCAATACTCACGGTTTGATAACTATGCCGGTGCTGACTGGCAAGAGGATTATTAATGCAATGGAATGAGGAAAAGCCGATGAACATCCTGATCATTGGGCGAAAATTTGAAGCCATCAGTGATGTGAAAACATATACGGAAATGTGGGCTTATAACCTGGCCTGCGCCTTTAGTGAGGCAGGGGTAACATTGCAATACCATCGTCCATATTCCCCTGGCGTCGAAAGCCCAGAGGATTATGTTGAAGCTGTGTTGACTGCTGCAACCGCATGTTCTGCGAAGGCCATTTTGGCACCAGGATTGAGGTATTTTACTACGGTACCCAGGGAAATAGGCATGCAACTGTGTCGCCGATTCTCTGGATGGGTAGCCCAGGTATATGACGGTTCTATGCTGGATTCGGCACCAGTCGATATTACTTTTACTGTCCGCGATGATACCTGGCGGTACCTGGATAATCCCGGTCGGTTAGAGCGTCATAATCGCTTTAACAAACATGTTGGATGGGCAGCGAATCAGGAGCTGTTCCATCTGGAAACCAAAACAGACGATGTTCTGCGTATTTTTGTAGACCACGCTGCATTTGATGTTAGTGGGTTTGATCACTCCTTAAGTATCCTTATGAACCTTCAGCGCCTGGCCGTTCCGTATGAGGCCAGAACGTTGACCGATGACGGATTGGTTACCATTGATCCGGGGAATATTTCGGTAACCCCATACAGACGGACGCCGGTACCAGCAACCGAATTTGCAGCTGAATTGCGTAAGAGTGACGTTTTTATCGTTACGCATCCCGAAAGCCTTGGATTAACTGTTCTTGAGGCGGCAATGTGTGGGGCGTTGATATTAACGCCGCCCGATTGTCTTCCGCCGGATCGCCTGACTTTGGTGAACCATATGGTTATCAAGTCGCGGATTGATTGGGATGAGGTTATTGCTCGCATTGATCGCGTGAAAAATGCTGAAAAGGTCCAGTGTCACACCTGGTCGGCAATTGCGGAAAAGATGCTTGATACGTTTATCACGCAGAAACCGTCGCGCGGTAACGGATAAAAAATTGAACCCGTCATAACAGAAAAGCCCGAACGCCGGGCTTTTTTTAAGCCTTATCAACAGAGACTTCAGCGGCTTTTATGGATAGCTTCCCGCTGGCCTCTATCGCCATACTTCCCCCCGCCTTCAGGGCGACATCCGCGCCTGATTTTATATCGAGATTTCCTGCGGAAGAGATGAATGCCGGACCTTGAGAAATGGCATACAACTCTCCGGCCTCGTTGAATCCTATTGTTGTTCCACTTTTCAAGTGAGTAATGGCCCAAGCTCCGCCCGCCGTCCGGACTTCCATTAGTCCGTTCCGCGACGAAATAAAGTCTTTTTTGGCGCTGGTTGATGGTTGTGCTGGTGCACCTTCAACTTCAGGCGGTACATAGCCTTCACCTTGTCCTGACGCTTCAGGTGGCACATTGGGAGCGCCACCGGATGCATCCTGTGCATAACCGATTATCAATGGCCATCGAGAATCCCCATTGTAGGGAAATTCTACCCATACTTTATCGCCGGGCAGAAATGGTGAAAACGTGTTTGCATTGGACAATATGGCTTCTGCCCACGGCAATGAGGCATCTGGTAGCCCATCCATCATGCCGACAACGCGTATTTGTGTACGCATCAGACCTTTAGGGTCATCGACGCTTACCACTACAGCCCGATACTTTCCTGTCAAACTACCCATTAACTACTCCTAACTGCGCACGGCTGACAAAACGGAAGCGGTCTTCGAAATGAGTCACGGACATCACTATCATTTTGTCGGGGATAGATTCATCGAGTTCTCCGTCACCTGCTGTGTTATGCACGACAATTTTCAGCGTCGTACCCGGAGTTAGCGCGGCATTTCCTTCCACCAGCATATCGAGACGGGGGAGAATGAATTTGTTGTAGTTCGCCAGCGCGGTAGGATCGGGATTGCTCGTAAATTTAATGGGGTCTTCCTGGTTACCTGAGTAAACCACACCTTTGGTCATGTCATAACTGGCCATTCTGTAATTGTGGCGGCGCTGGTATTCATAATCGGCATTCAGGATGTTGAACTGACTAATTGTAAATCCAGATGTGTTGGGATTGGCGGACTCATAAGTAAGCGATGGAGCGGCGTTTGCCATTTTTTCCATACTTTTAAAATTGATCGTCCCCCGGGATGCCCAGCACATAGAACCGGTATCCCGGGCTATCTCCTGCAATACCTTGGTCGGTTTTTCTCCAACATTTAGGTGGTATGTGGATGTTTTTCTGAATGAGTCAGCATTTACCTTCAGACCAGGGGCAAGAGAGGAAACTACGGCTGATGGGGGCTTATCAACAAAATATTGTGCGCTGGTGGACGGAACTTTTAATAACCGCACCGGGTTACTAAACGCGTAAATCAGTACGGTATCGTCCTTGCGCGGCGCTTTAAGAACAAAGAACTCTTCCGAGAACAGGATGCCGCCATGACCTTCTGGATCACCAAGTGAAACTGTTAGTATTGTCCCAAATTTCACTCCCAGCTTATTGACCACATAAGCTGTTGAGTCCCTGAGCGTGAGCATAAGTTGGGGACCAGATAGCTCTCCGGGTTCGACATAGGTACATCCTACAATCATTTCGCGAGGAATTTCGTTCTGCCCAATTGAAACAGATTGCAGGAATAGCTGAGTGCGTTTTGAATCAGTTTCCGGGGCTGTGGTGGTCTTTGTGGCCATCTCATTCCTCCAGAATTTTTGCTTTTACCGTTATGGTGCCGGTGGTTTGCTGCATATAAGCCAGGATAGGAAGCTCCGCCACAACAGTGAGGTTCAATCCAACCGCGAACAGCCTGTTATCAGCGGTGCCGGTGGTCAGATCCTGAAACGCGATTGATTTTTGCCCTTCTATGTAACAGGTAACTGGTATCTCATAACCGCCGACATTGGCAATGTGAGTGAAAGATGCCTGCCCGAGGCTGGCATACATTCGTAGCCAGAATGCTAATGCAGTCGTAACCATCCCAAGAGATTCCTTCTCGTCACTGGCTATCCATAGCGAATATTCCAGTGAGAAAGGGATAGTCGATACCAGGGCTTCAATCTCATCATTTTCATTGGTGACCTGTCCTTCATCGTAATTATCGCGGCACAGTTCACCTTCATAAATTGAAAACGCGGGAGAGCGAGACAGATTCACAAGTGGCATTGCCAGCTTATTTATCTGGCCAGCAGAGGCTGTATCTTTACGCCCGGCGCGATCGGCTTCAAATGACGACAACCACTCCTTCACATCACTAAAAGTGCCGAGCGTTATGCGATCTCTTGGTGTGCGTTTCAGGAACTCCCTGAATGACTGGTTAGTGCGATCATTAAAGCTGACAACTTGTGAGTCGAACGCTTCGTTTAAAGCCTGTGCGAGTGCCGAATCAATGCCATCAATAGTGGCAAATTCCAGCTTACCGGTTGGAGTAAGGCCTTTTTTCTTAAAGATGGCCAGTAGCCATTCCTGATTATTCAGAATCACCGATGAAATTCCCTTCAAAGGCGCGTGAAGGCACGCAATAAAACAAACTGCCTACCCTGGCAGTGCCGTAATTGAATATTTTATGGATGTACCAGAAGCGGCGAATGGTTGTGCCGTCTGACAGCTGTTCCAGCCATTCGAGCATAGAACCCACTGGCACATTAACGGCGGCTAAACGAAGGATTAAAGCGCTGTCGCTAATTCCCGTATTATCACTGCCGTCGTATAGCGCGTAGAAGGCGTCCATCTCATCCGGGCAGTCGAGGGCCGTTATCAGTTCTGGGTCCTGATAGTCATATATGCGTTGGTTCGGTTCTATTATTTCAGATGCCGTTTCAGGTGCATTTTTGTCTCTGTAAGGTATTGCGCGATACAGAACTGCATCGAATGAGTCAGGGTCTAGCTTGATTGCTTTGAGCCAGTCCATCCGCACAAGGTTATTAAAAACTGCATGACCTTGATAACGGTGGCGCACACCAGAATCACTAAGCAGGCCGTGATCCAGATTGGGAAGGTGATTGTCCTCCACAGAATCAACAATATTACCAACGTTAACACCATCGGTTTCGATTTCAGCATCAATATCTTCCTCTTCAATCAGTTCAGAACCTTCGCCTGGAATATCCGGATCCGATTCGGTGTCCGGGATGTTATCACCAGTCACTTGTTGTGATGGTTCTGTGTCCTCAAACATGTCATCAAAGAAACCAGCCATCGATTATCCTTTCCGTTTACGGACTTCGTTAATTTGCGTCTCAAGAATGCTTCGCGCCTGCGCGGTGGCTGCGGCCTTGTCCATTCCCTGACTCATGAAAAACTTTATGAGGTTGTTCGCCTGCGTTTGCAGGGCTTTTTTGAGAGCGTCGGCTTCAGCGCGAGCCTGGGCTTCCCTCACCCGCGAGGCTTTTAGTTCGGCATTCTTCCTGTTTGCCGTGGTGCGATCTTTTTTTAACAACCGGCGAACGTTGTCCGTGGCGCTATCTTTGGCGCGTAGTTTTTTGCCTAATGCATCCTGAGATTTCAGATACAACTCATACTCACGCGCCGCTTTAGCCTGATCCGTCGTTGTTGTCCGGTTGCGCGCGAGCGATTTAGCCAGTTCGCCTTTGAAATAGGTTGTTGTCTTCCGCTTGTCATCACCGAAGGCCACCTGTTCAGCTGCTTTTTCCAGGGCAATAATGATGGCCTTGTGCCATGTGGGAGACTGAAAACGCGTCATAGCGTGCAATACATGTTTACAGGCCACACCAGTCAGATCAGGATTGCGGACTTTGGGGAATGCATACTCTTTGGGCGGCGCGACGGCATAGTTACCAGCCGTGGCCATATAGCGGTACCAGTATTGATGGCGTCCACAATCACAGTCGAAAGATACCCGGCCCTTGCAGAGTTCGGCAGCTATTCGGGCTTTTTTCGCACCGTCTTCAGCAATATCCTCAACGGCTTTATCCCATTCCTCAAATCGAATTCTGACACGGTGATGCTGGTGGACCGACTCATCCGAGGCATTAACAGATATCAATGCAAGGTTGTGTTTTAGCCCGAGGAATGTCGCGGCTTTGATCCCTGTGCCATCAGAAACTTTGTTGTTAGCGCGTTTTATATCAATGCTGGTGGACTGCGCCACCAGCTGAGCATAGGTAATGCCGGGTACCGTGCTCTTGAATTTGGTTTTATGAGCCTGCCTTGAGGTGTTGAAACTGCGTATATCTTCGGGCGTAAAGTAGGTGCCATCTTTCTTTTTCCCAAGGCTGAGGAATGCCTCAAGTTCGCGGTTACGCATCCCCATAATCATTGGGGTGAGTGTACGCCGCGCGTTTCGCCGATTCTGACGCTGCTGTTTACGGATAAGATCGAAGACCTTGTTAAAGTCTTTTGCACTTAATCCATCAGTCTGATAGCGACCAAGGTTGTCGCGAGCATATTCAGTTGGCATTCAATTCCCTTACGCAATGGATAATGTCCCTATTACCTGGCCGTCGTATTGGAAATGGCGAATCATTTCGCGGATCCAGGTAGCAGGTGGGAGTTTTAATTTTTTGCCAACAGTCATGCCCTGAGATTCATCCTCAAGCCCGGCGGCGAGCGTCACTACCCAGCGTAGCTCTGCTATGCCCCACATACGGTAAGCCAGCAAATCCGGGCGGTATTGCTCATCGGGAAGAACGTAATAAATCGTCAGATTCTTGTCGTTCGATTCACACATAAGCATCACCTCTTTGCGTAGCTCTGCCCTGAGTATTGGATCGGCTATGTTGCGGTCGTCATACCGCGACAGAGGATATTGCCGGGTGCTTTGGGTTGTAGTGATTGATGTAGCCATAGTCAGCCTGCCAGAAATAGATGATGGTGATTCTACCGCTAGTCATTTGTTGAATATTTAACTCAATAAAAGAAAATTATTAGTGCAATTTTGATTGTGAAATGTATCATTCTGCCCTTAAGTAAGTTCTTCACGAGGAAACAAAATTGGCAGAACGTGTTGATGATGCAGAGCTGAGCATGAATCAATTAGAAGCTCTCAAAGACATGGCCATCGATAACATCAGAAAGCAGGCACAGGTCGTGAGCCAGGTATTTACAGGGAAGTGTCGTTACTGCAATGAGCCGATTGAATCAGGCATTTATTGTGACGCTGATTGTGCGCAATGGCACAGGGAAGAGCAGGCAGCAAAACAGCGTAAATATGGCATGCGACCGGCAGAGTTTGACTGATTATGTTGCGCTTTACTGAGGAAGAGTTTCAGGCTTTTAGTGAGCGTAGAAATAAGGGGTGGTCCAGACCAAAAAACCAAAAGGATCCATTCTTATCGCTTGGGCCGGTAAAAGAAGTTTCGCCACATGCGAAGGCACTTGCAGCACTGGCAAAGAACCCAGATCTGCGCGACGGAAATTGCGAGCACTTCGAACAGGTTTTCATTTTTGATTACTTCGAACGCAAGCACCCTGAAATCTATGAGCTGTTGCATGCAACGCCTAACGGAGGGAAGCGTTCAAAAGCAACCGCCGGGAAAATGAAGGCTGAAGGGCAGAAAAAAGGTTATCCGGACATGAGTCTCGATAAAGCATGCGGTATTTATCACGGCATGCGAATTGAGCTTAAAGAACCAAATGGTAAAGCCCCGACGAAAGAGCAGATCGCCTGGATGCGCAGGCTTAGAGAGGAAGGTTACTACGTTGTTCTTGCGTATGGTGCAGAACAAGCGATTACCGCCATCCTGGAATACATAAGCCTTAAAAAAGGCGAGGCTATTGAGCATATATTGAACGGCGACAAGTGGTTGTCCGCTGCTTAAAATAATAAATTAATTAGTGCATTGCCGTCCTTTAAGGTAGCGCACCTTAACATCGGGAGAATAATCGTGTCATCCAAGGTTAATTATGAATCGCTGGCATCGGTCATGCCGCGTAATGAACAGGAAACAGATGCTGTAGTGGACCCGGTAATCGCTGAAATGAATGCTCGCCTGGAGGCCGAATTTGCAGCTGAGAATGAACATACCGCCCCGGGCGACTAAGACGGTTTTTTGTATCGGTAGCGGTCCGTCACTCACTCGTGAGGACTGTGCTGCTATAGAAAAAACTGGCTGTTCAATCATCGCGGTCAACAATTCCTGGCAGATGTTCGATGACATTTATGCCTTATACGCAGGTGATTTGTCATGGTGGAAGCAATACGGATCCATCATACCGGAAGGGAGATTCCGCAAAGTGACAGCCAACCTGGCGGCGGCGAAATCATTTTCGTTGGAGTACAGGCGATATTGTGGACCAGCTGAAGGGGTAAATAGCGGCGCGCAGGCTATCAGTCTGGCGGCAGAGTCAGGGGCTGAAGTAGTTGTATTAGTCGGTTATGACTGTTCTCTGCAAAACGGCCTCCATTGGCATGGTGCGCACCCTCAAGCACTACGGAATCCAACGCAGGTGTCTATTTCAAAATGGCAACAGCAGTTCCTGGATACCCGCAAAAAACATGCAGATTTACATATTTTGAATGCAAGTAGGAGCAGTGCAATTCAATGTTTCCCAAGAATAAATTTAGAGGCAGTGATCGCGTTATTATCGTCGGCAGTGGCCCAAGCGCCGCAAACTTTGTTGCGCCGCGTGGAGTGCCGATTATAGCGGTCAACGGGGCCATCGACTGGCTTAACCGCGCTTCTTATTTTTTCACCCTTGATCCATCGCCAGACAATATGCGGCGCGTTGGTCGTGGTCGCCGTCGCCGCGGTGTTTGTTATTGCCTGGCGCTACCTGATGTTAAAGAACGTGAAGTCAGAGACGGTGTTCTGTGCTTCCGTCGAGTGGCTGAGCGAGGCACAGAGCCAAAAAATACGAACTCTCCCGAGTGGTGGGCGTGGCGCTGGTCCGCACATTTCGGACTTTGTGAAGATGTGAATGAAATTGCCAGCGGCAATAGTGCATACGGCGCTCTGAACCTAGCTTTCCATATCGGATTCAAACATGTTGCCCTGGTGGGCGTTGACGCTACGCAAGAACCGCGCGTTCACTCCGGCGGCACGCCAAAAAATCTAAGTCACCTGCCTTTGTTATTCCAGTCTGCGCGTGAACAGATTGACGTTGTTTCGTGCGGGGAAATGGGGGGGATACCGCAGATGACTCTTAAAGAATGGCTGAAGAATACATGATGGCACCAACAATTTATCACCGTATCGACGGTACTAAATACAGGAATGTCTGGGTTGTTGGTGATCTGCACGGTTGCTACACCAGACTGATGTCCGAACTCCATCGTGTGGATTTTGACCCTGCGCAGGATTTACTGATATCTGTCGGCGACCTTATCGATCGCGGTACTGAAAATGTCGAATGTCTGGAACTATTGCAGATGCCCTGGTTCAGGTCAGTCATGGGGAACCATGAGCGGTTGATGCTTGATGCGTTAAGTCCTGCTGGCAACGTGAATAACTGGCTAATGAATGGCGGTCAATGGTTCTTCATGCTGGACACTGATCAGGAAATATTAGCCAGGGCGCTGGTGGAGTTGGTAAGACGTCTACCCTATATCATTGAGTTGAACACCGGGCGAGAAACTATCGTTATAGCCCATGCCGACTATCCGGATAATGAATACCAATTCGGTAAGGAGGTGCCACTTTTCAATGTTGTCTGGGCGCGCGAGCGTATCAGTGATTCGATGGATGATATTGGTGGCGAAATTTCGGGCGCAGATCGTTTTATCTTTGGTCATACTCCGGTGAAAAGCCCGAAGGCATTCTGGAATCAGCATTATATCGACACTGGTGCCGTATTTTGCGGAAACCTGACATTGATGAAAGTGAAAGGTGATGGTGCAGCATGAAGATTGCTTTAGTTCTTCGCTCTGGTGGTGACTATAACGCTTCCGATGTGCAGTGGCTGGTTAATCAACTGCCAAAAGGCTATGAAATTATTTGCCTGACAGACCTGAAGCGTTTACATGTACCTGGCGTCAAAGTTGTCCCATTGATCAACCAGTGGCAAAAGTGCCGTGGCTGGTGGGCGAAAATCGAGTTGTTCCGACCGGATATAACCGATGATCTGTTCTATCTGGATTTGGACACGGTTATTGCCGGTGATATACGCCCAATCCTTGAGAATCCACCGACCAGCTTCACCATGCTTAGAGATTTTTTCCATCCACAATATCGTGGTAGCGGTGCACTGTGGATACCAAATAGTGTAAAAGCGCATATCTGGAGTTCATTCTGGCAAGATCCGGAAGGTTGGATTTCTCGTTGTGTCACTACTGAGTGCTGGGGTGATCAGGGCTTCTTACGGAAGGTTATGGGCGATGACACACCAGCATTTCAGGATCTGTATCCGGGATGGTTTGTAAGTTACAAGGCCGATGTTGTGGGACCTGGTTCGAAATATGCAAGTGCGCGCTACTCCAGGGGGAATGGGACATTACCAAAAGACTGCCGAATAATCTTCTTCCACGGCAAACCGCGACCGCGTGAAGTGTCAGAGGATTGGCTTCCTCTCATTAGCGCGTTTTTTGAGCAAGAATCAGAATAATATTGCTCTAATAATTCCATATTTTTAAAACGTGATGTACACTCATCACGTTTTTTATTAGAGCAATCCATAAGGTGCACTATGTGGCCATTCCGACGGAAATATCACTACTGGCTGATCGCCTTTGTTACGCCGTCCGGCGATATCAGGCATGTCATCACCCGGTATCGCAACAAGAGACTCTCCTTAGCCAGAATTTTACAGGCTGCTCTGGGTGAGGGGCTGGATACAAATTGCGTAGTCCTTCCTCCTTCATACTTAGGAAAAATGACCGAAGTACAAGCTAATACGGAACTTTGAAATGAACACTTCAGCACAAAACCAATCAATCGAAAATGTATCTATCCCTGACGTCCTGAATGCCGGTATCCCGGCCATTATCCAGAACATCCGGGCCGCGCAACGCCGCGTTAGTTGTGATGACCTCACAGCGCGTTTTTTTGATAATGCGGTTCAGTCAGCAGAGATGCTTCACGCACAGCTTATTGATGTTTATAACGCAGAGGCTGATAGCCATAATGACCTGGTAGATGCAGCTGAAAATATGCAGCTGGACCTCGGTCTGAAGGGTAAAGAAATTGAAGAGCTTCAGCTGCAAATTGAACATTTGAAACGCCAGCAACAGGACGCAATTGACGATGCGACGCATGACGCCATCCAGCGTGCTGATAATGCCGAACGTATAAGCATTGAGCTGGAAACAAAACTCAATGAGATAACCGCGATGCTTGCGCTGCGGAACACTCAGATTTCAACGCTAAAATCTCAATATAAAGAGATCATGAAACTTGATCCTTTTAACCTTGAGAAACGCTATAACAAAGCTAAAAGCGAGCGACAGGAACTGCGTAAGCAGGTCGCCGACCTTAACCAACAGCTCAAAAAAACTATTAAAGATGCAAGCGAGGCGCGCGTGGCATTTGCTAATAAAAAAGCAGAGGTTACCGCGCTGGTTAATGAGAATGCCAAATTTGCGACGCTCAAGAAGGAAATGTATGGCATTACTGAGCGCCGTTTCCCTGCAAGCAAACTTCATCCGACGTTAGGGCAAATCTCCTTCTTCCCGCGCCTCCTGGCTTATGGGATCTCATCGCCTAAAGAGTTCAATAACGAGCGTCCTTATATCGTTTCTAAGCTGGACTTTGCTTATCAGTTCTGCTGCGACATGGGCTATGCCATTGATATCCGAATCAACGAATGGTTGATGCCAAACTTCCAGCCGTTGGCAATTTTCCGCGAGTTCCAGCCGGAAGGTTGGGTAGAGTTCTTCCATGAATTGATCTGTAAAGAGATGGAAAGCCGCCGCCCGGAACTGGTCCGTCGAGTTGAGTGGGCGCAAGAGGTTATGTTGGCAGATGCAGAGCTGCCGTTCGAACCGGAATTCATTGATGATCTGGCAACTAAAGGGCTGCATACCCTGTTTGATGTGGTTACCCGCCGTCATGAGCAGTTGGTTGTCGAATTGGGTTTAGAAGAAACTGCGGCAAGAAGACTTCTCGATGTTTGCTATGCACGTAGCGATGCATGGGAAAAAGAGAACGGCGGCACTATTTACGTTCGCTGATAGTTACAGTGTCACTTTTAATGCTGGTGGAGTGCGCCCACCAGCATTTTTTTCGTCTAATGAGGAGGGCATTTGAGTATTTTCAACCAACACGCACATCATGAACGTCCGTATATCGTCATAGTTGATATTGATGGAACAATATCAGAGGCAACTGAAGACAGACTGCATTTGCTTCCGCCACCAGGTAAAGGTGCATTAACAAAGGACTGGAACGAGTTTAATCTCGCCTGTGACACCGATGCTCCTATAACTCCAGTTATTGATATGGTGCGCCAGTTATTTAACGTTTACACGGTCTGGTTTGTAACCGGGCGCTGTGAGATCGCAAGGGATAAAACACGAGCCTGGCTGCGGAAGCACGTAACAAGCGGGGCTGAGCCTTTGCTATCTATGCGTCCTGCCACCGATGACAGAAATGACGGTCCAGCAAAGATTGATCTCCTGAAGAAAATTGGTCTAAGTAAAATTGCGTTCGCGCTGGAAGATAAGATTGAAGTGGCGCGCGTTTTCAGGAGTCACGGCGTACTTACGTTAATGGTCAGGGAGTATGAAAACGCGCTTCTTCATCAGCAAGAATTGCTCTAATAAATCTTGATTTTTAAAGCGGAGGAAGTGAAAATAAAAACATGCCGCAAGGGGCGTGGCATGTATCCAATCAATCATAGGAGCTGAAAATATGAACACGGCATTCAAAATCATTATGGCCGAGATCTATTTCTGGCTGTTCTCTATCAACAAAAAAACCTTAATAGTATCGATTGTAATAAACAATAATCTAGAGATCCTTGTGTGCCATTATGTCGTGAATATGACGCACTATCAATCTCTAATTTATCCAAGGAAAAGATTGTTATTATCTGATTGCGTACCACATGCTCTAATATATCGTCCATTACATCAAAGTTATTATATAGAAATGGGGGTGTTATTTCTCTAAAGGCGTTATTCATGGATTGGGGCGTTTTTTCTAATTTATAAACCATGTAATAATGGAAAAGATTTCACTTCCCATGTTTAAAAAATCATCCTCTCATGTATTGAAATACTCCCTCTTATTATTTGGCAAACATAGCCAATAACATTAACGCTAACCAATCACAACATATTGGTGACAGATGAATAACAGGTATTAATTCTCTGATTCATGTATTGTTACACTTTTTGGTTTGTGATAGCATCCGCGCCCCCTAGTGGTTTTCTCTCGGAAATTTCTGAAAGCAAATGTTTTTACTCGCAGTTGCAAATGTTCGTTAACTCGTTCATCAAGAAATTATGTCAATGTTACGTTTAAATAAAACTTATAAACAACAACGTTTCCGCTATTCCGCCTTGGCTAGATGTGTGGCATGGGCAAACATCTCTGTTCAGGTTCTTTTTCCATTGGCTGTCACTTTTACACCGACAATGGCAGCGCGGGCGCATAATGCGACTTTGCCACGTCTAACTACGGAAAATACTGCGGTTGCTACTGACAATAATGCAGAAAAAAATATCGCGTCGGTTGCCGCGAATGCCGGTAAATTTTTAAGCAGTCAGCCGGATAGCGATGCGACTCGCAACTTTGTTACCGGAATGGCTACTGCTAAGGCCACCCAGGAAATCCAGGAGTGGCTCGGGAAATATGGCACCGCGCGCGTCAAACTGAATGCCGATAAAGATTTCTCGCTGAAGGATTCTTCGCTGGAAATGCTGTATCCGATATATGACACGCCGACAAATATGCTGTTCACTCAGGGGGCAATACATCGCACTGACGATCGCACTCAGTCAAATATTGGTTTCGGCTGGCGCCATTTCTCAGGTAATGACTGGATGGCGGGGGTGAATACCTTCATTGACCATGATTTATCTCGTAGTCATACCCGCATTGGTATTGGTACGGAATACTGGCGTGATTATCTTAAACTGAGCGCCAATGGTTATATCCGGGCTTCTGGCTGGAAAAAATCGCCGGATGTTGAGGATTATCAGGAACGTCCGGCGAATGGCTGGGATATCCGTGCTGAGGGCTATTTACCGGCCTGGCCACAGCTTGGCGCAAGCCTGATGTATGAACAGTATTACGGCGATGAGGTAGGACTGTTTGGTAAAGATAAACGCCAGAAAAACCCACATGCTATTTCAGCTGGGGTGAACTACACGCCTGTACCTCTTCTGACCCTGAGCGCAGAGCATAAGCAGGGCAAGAGCGGTCAGAATGACACCCGTTTGGGCCTGGAAATTAACTACCGGATTGGCGAACCTCTGGAAAAACAACTCGATACAGACAGCATTCGCGAGCGCCGTGTGCTGACAGGCAGCCGCTATGACCTGGTTGAGCGTAATAACAACATCGTTCTTGAATACCGCAAATCTGAAGTGATCCGTATTGCTCTGCCTGAGCGTATTGAAGGTAAGAGCGGGCAGACGGTATCCCTGGGGCTTGTGGTCAGTAAAGCAACCCACGGTCTAAAAAATGTGCAGTGGGAGGCGCCGTCTTTGCTGGCTGCGGGCGGTAAAATTACCGGGCAGGGCAACCAGTGGCAAGTGACGCTCCCGGCTTATCAGGCAGGCAAAGACAATTATTACGCGATCTCTGCGGTAGCATATGATAACAAAGGCAATGCCTCGAAGCGTGTACAGACACAGGTGGTCATTACCGGTGCGAGTATGAGTGCCGATCGTTCTGCGCTAACGCTTGACGGACAGGACAGTATCCAGATGCTTGCTAATGGTAGCTCGCAAAAAACGCTGGCGCTGTCTCTGCGCGATGCCGAGGGACAACCAATCACGGGTATGAAAGATCAGATCAAGACTGAGCTGACGTTTAAACCTGCCGGAAACATCGTAACGCGGGCTCTTAGGTCTGCTAAATCACAGACACAGCCAACATTGGGTGAGTTCACCGAAACTGAAGCAGGGGTGTATCAGTCAGTCTTCACTACTGGTACGCAATCAGGTGAAGCAACCATTACTGTGAGCATTGATGGTATGAGCAAAACCGTTACTGCCGATTTGCGTGCCACAATGATGGATGTGACAAAGTCCACTCTGAGTGTGAGTGAGCTTTCAGATGATGTGGCTGCTGATGGTCAGCAATCCTACACGCTGACGCTTACAGCGGTAGATACCGATGGCAACGCTGTGACGGGAGAAGCCAGCCGTCTGCGCTTTGTTCCGCAGGACAACAACGGAGTTACCGTTGGCACTATTTCGGAGATAAAACCTGGGATTTACAGCGCCACGGTTTCTTCGACCAGTGCCGGAGATGTTGTTGTGCGTGTCTTTAGTGAGCAGTATCAGTTGGGCTCGTTGCAACAAACGCTGAAGTTTGTTGCCGGGCCGATTGATGCCAAACACTCAACTATCACTCTGACCTCGGATAAACCTGTGGTTGGCGGTACGCTTACGGCAATCTGGTCAGCAAAAGATGCCAATGACAACCCAGTAACAGGTATCACCCCGGAAGCGCCGTCATTATCGGGCGCAGCCTCTGCGGGGTCGTCGGTATCAGATTGGACAGATAATGGCGATGGAACATGGACTGCGCAGATTTCTCTGGGTACTACGGCGGGTGAATTAATCGTGATGCCGCGAGTGAACGGCCAAAATGCCGTTGCCCAGCCTCTGGTGCTGAATGTTGCAGGCGACACATCTCAGGCAGTAATCAGTGATATGACAGTGAAGGTTAACAACCAACTGGCTAATGGACAGTCTGCTAACCAGATAACTCTGACCGTCGTGGATACCTATGGCAACCCGTTACAGGGGCAAAATGTCACGCTGACTTTACCGCAGGGTGTGACCAGCAAGACAGGGAATACGGTAACAACTAATGCGGCGGGTAAAGCTGATATTGAGTTGATGTCAACGGTTGCTGGGGAACACAATATTACTGCTTCGGTGAATGGTGCTCAGAAGACGGTTACGGTGACGTTCAGTGCGGATGCCAGTTCTGGGCAGGTAAGCCTTCAGGTTGACGATAGCTCTCAAAGAGCAGCAAATGGCAGTGATGCCTTTACGCTGACGGCTATTGTTAAGGATAAAAATGGCAATGCACTCTCTGGAGAGTTGGTTACGTTTAATCTACCTAAGGGGGTCACACCTGCTGCTGGAAAACACATTTGGGTGAGGACCGACGATGAGGGTAAAGCGGAACTACAAGTAGTTTCCGTGATTGCTGGCTCGTATGAGGTCAGGGCATCAAAAGAAAATGAGCAGCTTTCAGATGCCAAGACGATTACGTTTGTGGCTGACAAAGCTACAGCAACCATTTCTAGCATAGAGGTGATTAATAACTATGCTCTGGCAAATGGCAAAGATAAACAAACGTACAAGATCACTGTAACAGATGCTAATAACAACCTCCTGAAAGGGAGTGAGGTAACGTTGAGTGCCAGTGCTAGTACCAGTCAGGGAGAATTAACTCTGTCTCCTGACGGGGTTGCTACAACAGATGAGCAAGGGCTGGCTGTTTTCACTGCAACAACAACAACGGCTGCGACGTATACAGTGACGGCTACAGTTAAGCAGACTAATGGTCAAACATCGACTAAAACAGCTGAGTCCAAATTTGTTGTGGATTACAAAAACGCAGTGCTTGCCGCATCGTCTGATGTTACATCTCTGGTGGCGGATGGGACAACAACCGCAACGTTGGAGATTACTCTTATGGCGGAAAATAATCCTGTCGGGGGCACTATGTGGGTTGAGATTCAGGCACCTGACAATGTGAAAGAAGAGGATTATGAATTCCTGCCTTCTAAATTCGACCATTTTGTAAACGGTAAAATTACACGCAAATTTAGCACCACTAAGCCAGGAAAATATACATTAACATTCAACTCTCTAAACTATGGAGGATACGAAATGGAACCGGTAACAATAACCATTAATGCTGTAGAGGCGAATGATAAGGAAGCGGAATAATTTTTTGCTTAGAATGACTCAATCTTAAATAATAATGGCGTTGACTTCCTCAACGCCATTATTCTATTGAGCCTCCCTTTCTATTTAGCATAGAGTAGACCTTCATTTTAGATTCTCTTATCTATGTTTCAGATGGTTACTGTCGATTAAAAACACATGAACTCGGTGTATGGAAGCATAGGAGGAATGGCGGAGTATGAATAACTAGCGGTAATTTTCAGCAAGGTTACTTCGATATCCATCAGTGAGCTACTTCATGTGGGCAGCGGATAGCCAAAGATAGTGGATGTATCCACGTCAACACTAGGATGTACGGGCAGTAATGCTGTTTTTGGTGTGATCACTCATGTCATCAATGATGCCCGAAGTGGGGAGTTTGATGATTGTCCGGTTATTTAAGCTGCAAAGTGCTGGTGCTTTATGCCTGTGAAGTTTATAATTGTGTACACATAACGAGTACACGAGGTGTTTATGCAATCCATTAACTTCCGTACCGCGCGCGGCAACCTTTCTGAAGTGCTCAACAATGTTGAAGCCGGGGAAGAGGTTGAAATCACCCGCAGAGGCCGTGAGCCAGCAGTAATTGTCAGCAAGGCTACTTTTGAAGCCTACAAAAAAGCGGCGCTGGATGCTGAATTTGCAGCCCTGTTTGACACCCTGGACTCCACCAACAAGGAACTGGTTAACCGATAATGAGGCATATATCACCGGAAGAACTTATTGCGCTTCATGATGCGAATATAAGCCGCTACGGCGGCCTGCCGGGAATGTCAGATCCGGGTAGGGCAGAGGCCATTATCGGGAGAGTTCAGGCCAGAGTTGCCTACGAAGAGATCACTGACCTTTTCGAAGTCTCCGCCACCTACCTGGTGGCTACAGCGAGAGGGCATATTTTCAATGATGCCAATAAGCGTACCGCGCTAAACAGTGCGCTGCTATTTCTACGCCGTAACGGGGTGCAGGTATTTGATTCACCTGAACTGGCAGACCTTACCGTAGGCGCTGCGACTGGCGAGATATCTGTATCTTCTGTCGCCGACACGTTACGTAGATTGTATGGTTCCGCGGAGTAGATTAATGGCACGTAAATACAACAAATTGTCCCGTGAAGCGTTAAAGATGCTTCTTGATGGCGTGAGTCGCCGCGAGGTAAAGCAATACCTGGTTGGTAAGCAAATTGGAGCCAGGACTGCTATTGCTGTGTTATGCCGTCAGGAAATGGTTGTGCTTAAACAGAGAATGCCGGGCAGCATATAAAGCCCAATCAGTGATTAAAGGTGTGATGTGAAAGCCGTAATTACTCCCTTTGTACAAAAAGAGCTTGGCGTCGCCACATTCAAAGTGGATCAGGAAGTCAGAAAGCTGGTGGAGGCTGGCCGTAAATTTATTATGGAGCCGGTGCCGCGTGAGTTAATCGAGCACATGGACGACGGCCTCGTTGTTTCCGAGCAAACTATGGCAACAAATGAGGCGTTGCAGCCGTTTTTTAACAGCGATGAACTGTTTCGCCGTATTGGTGGAATTGACTCGCTGGTGGCGTGGTTGCGCAGGAAAGAGGGGCAATGCCAGGCCGCAGATCGTAGCTGGTGTGACAACCATATTGTCCACGCAGAACGAGACAATAGCGCGGTGTTGTTGTGCTGGCATCACGATAACCATTACCGGATGCGTGGTTTTAATGAGCTGAAAGAAACGCTGCATAATAATCGCGTTAACTGGATACTGGATGTCGCCCGTCAGGAAATGGGGTTTTCAGACGGCCATGATTTAAGTATTCAGGAACTGTGCTGGTGGGCTTTCATGCGCGACATGATGCACCTGATGCCGGAAGAAGTCTGCCGTATATCAATAAATAAGATTAAGGCTGCAACGCAGGATAGCGGACCTCTGAAAGAGGCGGATATTCGCCCGTATGACGATCGCGCTACAGCATATGTTCAGATGATGGAAGAACGCGCTGCGCCGATGCGTGCAAAAGTATGCCCTGTGGATGTTGACTCCGACCCTGGCATGGCGCATTTCAAAATACCAAAACTGCAATCGCTAAAATTACCTGAGTACATGGACTTTGTTGCTTCCCGTCCATGCTGTGGGTGTGGAGCTGCGGGAGCTGGCGCTCACATTACGCCTTATATCGTTCGTCATAGTCGATTATGCGCGCATGACATTTACGCAATTCCTCTGTGCCAGTCATGCCAGCGTGATATTGAGCGTGACCGCGATAATTGGGAGAAAACGCACGGCAGGCTGGCGATGCATCAACGATTGTTCTTTGATTACGCGCTTGGAGTCGGCGTTATCACAAGTCATTCGTCGAGCGTTAGATAAAATTGCTCTAATGTATTGCTATTTCTTTAATCGAGGGTATTATATTCCACGTTGATTAGTTGACATGGGCTAATCAGTAGGTGACAGGATGTTACTTAACTGGCAGGGACGCCACTTCATGGAAATAAATCACTCACGAATAACATCGTATGAGATTGCGGATTACATGATCCGCACTAAATCTCTTCTATCAGCGAAAGAACTCGCAGCAATCCTTGAAAAGGAATACCCGCATCTGGATGTCGATAAGCGCGACGTTTATCTGCGCTTAAAGGCTATCGCTGTGTCTAAGTATTCATCTGTTTTGATTGATGACAGTACACGCCCACGCAGATTTCAGATCCACTCTCTGAATCCTGAATTCTTTCGCCGCAGCCGCGCGCCGCGTCGGTTTGATGAAAAACTCCAGAACGAACTCTATATGACGCAGGACGAAAAGGAACGCCGGGAGCACCAGCCTTGGGTAATGGCGCGTCAACTTTTCAATAAGGTGGCCCGTCAGCACCGTCATTACGGTAATGCCACATCCGCACGTATCTGATTGATTGCTTGCCCGTTCCGGGCCTTTTGACATGTGACTTTCGTTACCCTCGCGTCAAAAAGAGTTTTTACGAAAGGAAGCATAAGTGACCTGGGACGATCACAAGAAGAATTTTGCTCGCCTGGCGCGAGATGGTGGTTACACCATCGCACAGTATGCCGCCGAGTTTAATCTTAACCCTAATACCGCACGTCGTTATCTCCGTGCCTTCAAAGAAGACACCAGGACTGCGGACAGCCGCAAGCCAAATAAGCCAGTCAGGAAGCCACTAAAAAGCATGATCATTGATCACTCTAATGATCAACATGCAGGTGATCATATTGCGGCTGAAATAGCGGAAAAACAGAGAGTTAATGCCGTTATCAATGCCGCAGTCGAGAATGCGAAGCGCCAAAATAAGCGCATAAATGATCGTTCAGATGATCATGACGTGATCACCCGCGCCCACCGGACCTTACGTGATCGCCTGGAACGCGACACCCTGGATGATGATGGTGAACGCTTTGAATTCGAAGCTGGCGATTACCTGATCGATAACGTTGAAGCGCGGAAGGCCGCGCGCGCTATGTTGCGTCGGTCCGGGGCCGATGTTCTGGAAACCACTCTTCTTGAAAAGTCTCTTTCTCATCTCCTTATGCTGGAGAACGCCAGGGATACGTGTATTCGCCTGGTGCAGGAAATGCGCGATCAGCAAAAAGACGATGATGAAGGTACTCCGCCTGAATACCGTATCGCGAGCATGCTAAACAGCTGTTCCGCGCAGATAAGCAGTCTGATCAACACCATTTACAGCATCCGGAATAACTATCGAAAAGAAAGCCGGGAGGCGGAAAAGCACGCTTTGTCTATGGGGCAAGCTGGCATTGTTAAGCTGGCATACGAACGAAAGCGTGAAAATAACTGGTCAGTGCTGGAAGCAGCTGAATTCATCGAGGCGCATGGCGGGAAAGTGCCGCCCCTGATGCTGGAGCAAATCAAAGCCGATCTGCGTGCTCCTAAGACCAATACCGATGATGAGGAAAGGCAAACAGCCGTCGGTGGCCCTTCTCTTGAAGATCTGGACAAAGTTGCGCGAGAACGAGCCGCCAACCGCCGCGCCGATGCTGCATTGTGGATTGAGCAACGTAGGGAAGAAATCGCCGATATCGTTGATACAGGCGGTTATGGAGATGTTGATGCTGAAGGTGTATCAAACGAACCATGGCTGGAACAAGACCTGGACGAAGACGAGGAGGAAGACGAAGAAGTTACCCGCAAGCTATACGGGGATGATGATTAATGGCCAGAAGTTGCGTAACGGATCCACGTTGGCGCGAGCTGGTGGCGCTATATCGTTATGACTGGATTGCGGCCGCTGATGTTTTGTTCGGCAAAACACCTACCTGGCAGCAGGATCTGATTATTGAGTCTGTGCAGGAACAGGGTAGCAAGACATCTGTTTCGTCTGGCCACGGTACCGGGAAATCAGACATGACTTCTATCATGATCATGTTGTTCATAATCATGTATCCCGGTGCCCGTGCCATTATCGTTGCGAACAAAATTCAGCAGGTAATGACCGGTATATTCAAGTACATCAAGATAAACTGGGCTACGGCCACCAGCCGTTTTCCATGGCTTGCTGATTATTTTGTTCTGACAGAAACCGCTTTCTATGAGGTTACTGGTAAAGGTGTATGGACTGTAGTACCGAAGGGCTTTCGTCTGGGAAGTGAAGAAGCTCTCGCAGGTGAACACGCAGATCATCTTCTGTATATTATCGATGAAGCCTCCGGTGTCAGTGATAGAGCTTTCGGTATCATCACCGGTGCTCTTACCGGACAGGATAACCGCATCTTATTGCTGTCACAGCCTACACGCCCAAGCGGCTATTTCTACGATACTCACCATAAACTGGCCAAGCGTCATGGTAATCCTGATGGCGTTTATACGGCGATTACGCTTAACAGTGAGGAATCACCGCTGGTAACGCCAGCATTTATCAAAATGAAGCTGGCGGAGTACGGCGGGCGTGATAACCCTATGTACATGATTAAGGTACGCGGCCTATTCCCTAAATCACAGGATGGCTTCCTTCTTGGACGTGATGAGGTTGAACGTGCAACGCGGCGGAAAGTCAAGATTGCCAAAGGATGGGGCTGGCTTGCATGTGTGGACGTTGCTGGTGGTACGGGACGGGATAAGTCCGTTATCAATATCATGATGGTGTCCGGCCAGAGAAATAAACGCCGTGTAATCAACTATCGAATGCTGGAATACACAGACGTTACAGAAACGCAGCTTGCCGCCAAAATTTTCGCAGAATGTAATCCTGAGCGATTCTCCAATATCACCATAGCTATTGATGGCGATGGCTTGGGGAAATCGACGGCTGATCTGATGTACGAACGCTATGGTATTACCGTCCAGCGTATCCGCTGGGGTAAAAAGATGCACAGCCGTGAAGATAAAAGCCTTTATTTCGATATGCGCGCTTTCGCGAATATTCAAGCGGCAGAAGCTGTAAAATCAGGGCGTATGCGGCTTGATAAGGGGGCTGCGACTATAGAGGAAGCATCAAAGATACCGGTAGGGATAAATTCCGCAGGTCAATGGAAGGTGATGTCAAAGGAAGACATGAAGAAAAAACTCAACCTGCACTCACCGGACCATTGGGATACATATTGTTTCGCTATGTTGGCGAACTATGTTCCCCAGGATGAAGTGCTTAGCGTTGAAGACGAAGCGCAGGTTGATGAAGCTCTGGCATGGCTTAATGAGTAAAAACTTGCTCTAATAAATTGTGTTTTTTGACTACCGATGTTACATTGAACCTGACCTCTTGCGCCTTGAGGCATTTTCGGTTTATGCTTATCAGGCACCTCATTAAAACGGGTGCCGGGATTGGAACCCCGGATAATGCAAAAGGCGACACAGACGCCAAAAGCGTCTTTTTTTGTGTCATGCCATCGCACAGCCATACGTAGCACATAGCTCCGAGATCAATGGTAGTGCTGGCTGGGCTGCCGAAAGGCAGGCCGGTTCCCTTTTGCGCCGGTAGTTCCAACCCAGTCAGTGCTACCGCCATTGAGATTGGAACCTCACGCGGTAGCTCCTTAAGTTAGCAAAAGGAGGCTGCCATTATGGCTACTATCCCTACCCCAACTCACCCTGAATTTATCTGGCGCTTTTACTCCTGCCAGAAACGTCACTATCACTTCGTTATCGCAACAACAGAAGATGAGGCCCGCTCTCAGCTTCCTGACGCCCCATGTATTTTCTCTGCCCGTTTTTCCACTGATTCACGCAATTCTCTCAGTTACTGGTGCCTCCCTGTTAACGCTTCGGCTCAGGAGGGGCTATGAGAACGTCATTAGTCACCCGTGAAGAGATGATCGAGGCAATTGAACAGCACACTGCCTGTATCAGTACCAGGGATATACCGGGCGTTATTGCCAACTACTTCATGATCACCAAACAACTTTACCGGAGAAAGGACAAGAACGCGGTTCACCGTATCCTGTTGTCTGATATCCGCGAATACCTGCTCGAACAGGGGCATCTGAATTACGCAACCATCGCAGCCGAAGCACGCAAGGAGGCACACAGAATGAAAGCAACTAACGTTAAATCAGAAAAAATTCATGCAACTTCAGTTCAGGAATCGGAGCTGGTGGTTGCTCAAAATCAGCCTGATGAAATTCCCGTTCTGGAGTGGCAGGGGGTGCGTGTAGTGACAACCGAGACTCTTGCTAAAGGGTATGGGACAGAAACAATCCGTATTCGCCAGAATCATCATGAGAACAAAGTGCGCTTTGTTGAAGGGAAGCACTTTTTCAAGGTTATTGGCGATGAGCTGAAAAATTTGCGGGTAGCTTTAAACTACTCACAAAATCCAGTCTCACCCAAAGCCCGCTCACTCACTCTCTGGACAGAACGCGGCGCTGCCCGTCACGCTAAAATGCTCGAAACCGATCAGGCATGGGCATTCTTTGAAAAACTGGAAGACAGCTACTTCCGACAAAAAGAACAGCAACCGGTCACAATCCCCCAGACGCTTCCAGAAGCCCTGCGTCTGGCTGCCGAACTGGCTGAACAAAAGCAGCTTCTGGAACAGAAAGCCCACCAGCTAAATCAGCAGCTGGTGGCCGCCGCTCCTAAGGTCGATTTTGCCGACCGGGTATCAGTAGCTAAAGGGATCCTGATTGGGAATTTTGCAAAGGTTGTTGGACTTAAGCAAAACGCGCTGTTTGCCTGGTTACGGGAGAACGGCATCCTGATTGCGTCCGGCGGACGTAAAAATGTGCCGTTCCAGCAGTACATCACCGCGGGGTATTTCACGGTGAAAGAAGTGGTGCTGGATGATGAAGATGGCTACCAGATACGGTTGACGCCTCAATTAACGGGTAAAGGCCAGCAGTGGTTAACTCGCAAGCTACTTGATGCTGGCTTGTTAAAACCGGTGGCGGCTGAATAATGGAAGAATGCCCGGTTGATGCCGGGCATAATTTATTGCGCGCTTTCGGGGTTGTCGTTTACTGGCTGCCCCTTTTTGGTTTTACGGCTGCGCGTAACTGATGCGGCTGACTTAACCTTTTTCTCTTCGCGAGTGATGGCAATTTGTTTTTTTACATTTTCAATATCTGCCAGGCGATATATTTTTGCTTGCGGCCAGCGGTCGCAGATGATCGGTTCTATGGAGTCATAAAGGCTAAATTTTGCTTTTTCGAATTCACCGTTGATGATAATTCCATCACGGAGAGTTTCATCGCAGATAAACACGCCACACAGTGGCACATGGTAACTAACTGATTTACCATCATTGTAGTTAGGGCTACTGGAAATGTAGTGGACGCGCAGCATTGTTTCGCTAAAGCCGTGTACGCGCATACGGAATTTTTCATCCTCCGGGTACTGCCTCATTAGCTCTTTTGTTGCTTCCAGGTTCTCTATGTATTTTGCACTGTGCTCATTGATCCCCGCGCTTTTTTGGATGCGAATGTCCTTATCAATCAGATGAATAATGCGGCCTGCGGTCATGTTGACGCTGTTCACAGCTTCTGTCTGATAAGTTGTAACCTTGCGCACACCGCGAAGGATGTTAGGCACTGGATATAAAATAGTCTTTGGGATATTGAGGTCTGGGTACTGTTCCAGTTCCCGCGCCATTAAAGTCCATTTATCAATTTCAGCCTGAATGCTGTCCGTTTCTTTGAACGGTAGAACGACAACCGGGCGTACAGGACGACCGTCGCTGGCGGTATCAACGTGTTGGGCGCGTGCAACAGCTTTTTTTAGAAAGAGATCCCTGAAGCTGACGAACTCCTGGTACAGTTGTTCGCCGTAGACATAATTTATCATTGATCCTCCTCCAGAATTGACATGGTCAATAACGCCCGGCTGAGAAAACCGGTCATTACTGACCTATATTATAGAGGGATCAAACAAAAATAATAGATTTATTAGTGCATTTATTGTGAGTCTAACTGGTTAGTTGCCATGAGATATTCGATTGTGTCAGTGAGGTCATCCAGGTCGTCTTGGGTGATGCGGTACTCCTGATTGGATATCTTTGAGTAGTGTTCAGCAATGGCGCGGGCTGCGTCGGTTTCGGCAGGGTCTACAGATAAAGCGTTAGAGCAATGTCTAACGTCGTCGATGGTTGGTTGAATGAAAGCCATAATTATGCCTCACTGTATTGACAACACAGAGCCTGAAGCTCTGACCTACTGTTTCACCCATGATCCATGCTGGGGTAATCTAACAACATTGCGCTGTGTGTAAGATGAGCAATGCATAGCTGTAATGCCGTTGTATAAGGTTTCCCTGTTTGCTCATTTCCTTCTGAGCCGCTCTACAACGCTGAAGGCACATTAAATAGTGAATCCAAAGTTGTATTACGAAACGGCGGCAAAACTATAATTTATTAGAGCAATTGTCAAACAACTATGAAAAACAATCCAGTTTTTAGCTGGTGGAGTGGGATTTTTCTCTCAAAATTTATTGCTCTAATAATTCTTGATTTTTGTGCGCAGCTGGACGTAAACTCCTCTTTGGACCTAATAACTTCGTATAGCATACATTATACGAAGTTATCTTAAGGGTTATTGAACATGATCAATTTACCTGTAAATCCATACAGTTCAATACCTTATCAGGTCAAATAGTGATCACTTGATCATTTGATCAAGGTTGCGCTACGTAAAATCTGCGAAATGTTGGCAGTGTTAGTGCTCCAGATTTCGCGTAGCGCACTTAGCACCACCAATCAATCAGAGGTGAAAAATGGGATATTCAACTGCTAAAGTGTCCACTCATCTTGAGCTTGAGAAAAACCGTGGTTACTGGCGGGCAAAAGGCTTTGAGCGTGATAGTCACCAACTGTCATTATATCGCGGTGAAGAGAAAATAGAACGCACGCGCGGTCGCTGGCGTTTCTATGACGAGAACCATAACCAGGTAAAGGCAGAGCCGATCCTGTACACTTTACTTAAAACCATTATCTGAGTGTTAAATGTCCAATTTAATGACCGTACACCAAAATTTGCCTGCATTGCCGGTCGATGCAACGAGTGATGAGGTTCGCAAGAACCTGATGGATATGTTCAGGGATCGCCAGGCGTTTTCTGAGCATACCTGGAAAATGCTTCTGTCCGTTTGCCGGTCGTGGGCGGCATGGTGCAAGTTGAATAACCGGAAATGGTTTCCCGCAGAACCTGAAGATGTTCGCGATTACCTTCTATATCTTCAGGCGCGTGGTCTGGCAGTAAAAACTATCCAGCAACATTTGGGCCAGCTAAACATGCTTCATCGTCGGTCTGGGCTGCCACGACCAAGTGACAGCAATGCTGTTTCACTGGTCATGCGACGGATCCGAAAAGAAAACGTTGATGCCGGTGAACGTGCAAAACAGGCATTGGCGTTCGAACGCACTGATTTCGACCAGGTTCGTTCACTCATGGAAAATAGCGATCGCTGCCAGGATATACGGAATCTGGCATTTCTGGGAATTGCTTATAACACCCTGTTACGTATAGCCGAAATTGCCAGGATCAGGGTTAAAGATATCTCACGTACTGACGGTGGGAGAATGTTAATCCATATTGGCAGAACGAAAACGCTGGTTAGCACCGCAGGTGTAGAGAAGGCACTTAGCCTGGGGGTAACTAAACTGGTCGAGCGATGGATTTCTGTCTCTGGTGTAGCTGATGATCCGAATAACTACCTGTTTTGCCGGGTCAGAAAAAATGGTGTTGCCGCGCCATCATCCACCAGCCAGCTATCAACTCGCGCCCTGGAAGGGATTTTTGAAGCAATTCACCGATTGATTTACGGGGCTAAGGATGACTCTGGCCAGAGGTACCTGGCCTGGTCTGGACACAGTGCCCGTGTCGGAGCCGCGCGAGATATGGCCCGCGCCGGAGTTTCAATACCGGAGATCATGCAAGCTGGTGGCTGGACCAACGTAAATATTGTCATGAACTATATCCGTAATCTGGATAGTGAAACGGGGGCAATGGTGCGCCTGCTGGAAGATGGTGATTAGCCGTCAATGCATAGGAAATTGCTCTAATTGTTTGATATTTATGGTGGCATATGAGAAAGGATTTCAACATCGACGGAAAATATGTAGTGCTGTCTGTAAGCACTAATATTCAGTCGCCAGCCGTCATTGTCACTGTAAAGTTGAGCGATAGAATGCCTGATATTGACTCAATATCTGTTGCGTTCCCTGTCAAAAGTATGCGTAGTGCTGAACATTTCGTGATGAATGCCACCGAGGAAGAAGCACGGCGCGGTTTTGCTAAAGTGATGTCTGAGTTTGGCGAACTCTTGGGTAAGGTTAACAATGTCCTTTCAATCAGTTCAGCAAGGTTCAAAGCGTTAACAGCTTCCATGATGAAATAAAAAAAAGCCTGGCAAGTAGCCAGGCTGCACAAAAAAGCGGGTTTGTATTCCGCATCCAATCAATCAAGAAGGAGTATAGCACACAGGTGCCGAAGTGAAAGAATGTGATTCTCGATAAAAAAATAAAAAATGCCATTGTTCTAATTTATTGTTATAATTAAGCGATGGCATTAGTCAACTACGAAGACATGGCCATTGCCTGCTTCTTGAAATCATTGGCGGCCTAAAGGCCGCCTTTTTTAATCATTCAGCCGCCACCGGTTTTAACAAGCCAGCTTCGAGCAGTTTACGCGTCAACCACTGTTGGCCTTTCCCAGTTAGCTGGGGCGTCAGCCGTATCTGGTAGCCATCTTCATCATCCAGCACCACTTCTTTCACTGTGAAATATCCGGCGTTTATGTACTGCTGGAACGGCACATTTTTACGTCCACCGGACGCAATCAGGATGCCGTTCTCCCGTAACCAGGCAAACAGCGCGTTTTGCTTAAGTCCAACAACCTTTGCAAAATTCCCAATCAGGATCCCTTTAGCTACTGATACCCGGTCGGCAAAATCGACTTTGGGGGCTGCGGCCACCAGCTGCTGATTTAGCTGGTGGGCTTTCTGTTCCAGAAGCTGCTTTTGTTCAGCCAGTTCGGCAGCCAGGCGTAGGGCTTCTGGTAATGTTTGGGGGATTGCAACCGGTTGCTGTTCTTTTTGCCGGAAGTAGCTGTCTTCCAGTTTTTCAAAGAATGCCCATGCCTGATCGGTTTCGAGCATTTTAGCGTGGCGGGCTGCGCCGCGTTCCGTCCAGAGAGTGAGGTGCTTTGCTCGCGGTGCGACTAAGTTACTTTGAGTAACCTTGTCCTTCAATTCTCTTAATTTTGAACCAGTTAGTAGAAAGTAATGTTTACCTTCCTCAAAGCGATCAGCATTACGCGTATAGTTAACTTTGATGTTATTAGTTTCGGTTCCATACCCCTTAGCAAGAGTTTCGGTCGTTACGACACGCACTCCCTGCCATTCCAGAACGGGAATTTCATCAGACTGATTCTGAACAACCACCAGCTCCGATACCTGAACTGAAGGTGCATGAATTTTTTCGGATTTAACGTTAGTAGCTTTCATTCTGTGTGCCTCCTTGCGTGTTTCGGCTGCAACGGTTGCGTAATTCAGATGCCCCTGTTCGAGCAGGTATTCGCGGATATCAGACAGCAGGATACGGTGAACCGCGTTCTTGTCCTTTCTCCGGTAAAGTTGTTTGGTGATCATGAAGTAGTTGGCAATAACGCCCGGAATATCCCTGGTACTGATACAGGTTGTGTGCTGTTCAATTGCCTCGATCATCTCTTCACGGGTGACTAATGACGTTCTCATACTCCCTCCTGAGCAGAAGCGTTAACAGGGAGGCACCAGTAACTGAGAGAATTGCGCGACGAATCGGTAGAAAAACGGGCGGAGAAAATACAGGGGGCGTCAGGAAGCTGAGAACGTGCCTCAGCTTCTGTCGGTGCAATAACGAAGTGATAGTGGCGTTTCTGGCAGGAGTAAAAGCGCCAGATAAATTCAGGGCGTGCGCAAGGATTGGCATTAACCATAGTTACGGCCTCATGTACAGGTTTAACAACCTGCTACCCGCTGTCAAACAGGTGGCAGGACGTGACGGGGTTGACAGACTGGCGTACATGAAACCAGCAGGCCGAAGCCTCCCCATCACGCCCCACCATAATTCGGGCGTAACGTGGTTTTACGGACACAAAAATACCGCAATATCGGATATCTGCGGTTGCCCGCATGTACATTCAGGCTGTCAAACCCGGTCGCAGAATTTGCTACGACGGCGGAACTATAAGCCTGAACAACAGGAAGATCAATACTCTGGCGTTCAATGGTAGTATTTTTGATCCAATAAATCAAATTTATTAGAGCAATTCAATCTGATTGAATGTTTCCTCTCTGAGGTTGCAATGTGCACACTTATTGTTTTATTTGTATGCACTAATAAATATATTATTTTTAATCTGAAATAATTGACAACTGACAAGTGACTTCAGTCAGAATCATCATATGCCCGGTACGGATGGATCCCTTTTCAAATATTCCATGGACGGCACAGTCTGAGTACCGGGCGCTACCTTCAGTTGTATTGCTAAGCCGCCGCTGGTGGCTTTTCTTTTTTGTAGGGGCGCTATGGATAAGAAAATATGCGTTGTTTCGATGAGCGTCGGCAAACCGGCGTCAATGACTGCTGCATGGATCAATAACGAGCTGATAATGGCTGAGCGGACCAGCTACCCTGAACGCCGCCGCGATATGGAACTCCAGTTGCTGCGCGAATTGCGTGAGAAAGAGGAAAAAGGTTTTATCGTGCTGGTGGAAGAGGAAAACAGCTTTATTACCGGTCGAGTTGGCCAGCGTGTAAGGTTGCGCGATCCCTTCATGAACGGCAGGCCGGTACTGATTGAAGCAATGCAGATTTACAAGGAATTGGAACGCCAGAAAGCGATCAAGTTACCGCGCAAGGAATCCGGCAAATACATCCTCCACCAAAGCATCTTCGATTCCGAACATGACAAAAAAGGCGATGAATTTTTCAACATCAACTGGAGCGAAATAACGACAGAGCACGTTCTGACGTTGTTATGCTGCTTCGCAACGGAATATAACAACGTTGCAAGCGCCGACTACATTAGGGCAATGGCAGGAGAGATAAATGTTAATAAGAGTTCATCACAACTAATGTCATTTATTAATATCATTCATGCCACTCAACTAATGGGGGAAAGTAAAGTACCGCAAGGCATACTTACCGGAAAAGGTAACATATTGTAAATAAAATTATCTTTACCGCTATCTGCAACTTTTAGAGCGTCGTCACGCAAACCTCACTCTCAAACTCAAAACTATTTGACAAGAATAAATAATGTGTTTTAGCTATACAAAGAAAAGGAGAAGGAGTGCTGGCAATGATAAAAAACAAAAGAAAATTACTGACAACGCTAATTTTATCGCTTGTGTTATGTGGATGTCAGTCTTATCAGGGAGTTAACATACAGCAGAAAAATCTTGAAAGAAGTACCTATTATTTAACGGAGCCGCCGATATATGCTGGTGACCTAATTAAATACAAGTTAAAATCAGGTAGCGAAGGTGAAATGACAGTATCGAAAGTTACCCCACAATATATCAATGGTATTAACAACCAGTCTATTCCTATGGGTGAAATCATTTCTCTAGAAAAGAAAGAGTTATCCAAAACAAAGACTGGAGCTGCTGTTGCAGGAGGGGTAACAGCGACAGTGGTCATTATAGGCCTTGTCACCACACTGGCGGTTGGGTCAGCACTAATTGCAGCCGCGGGTTAATATAAAAAGATATTTCCCGGTATAATACGATACCGGGAAACAAAACCATTAATCAGCATTCAGAAGCAATGCATTATCTATGATGATCTGCTCCCATTCTTCGAATGCCCGGTCGCGGACGCCCTGGGGAACGCTGTTAGTTTTGAAATCGACGACCGTCCGCCATTTTCCGTCAGGACGGTACATGCGCAGAGCTTTACTTCCCCCTTCCCTGCGCACCTCAACGTTATGCTTGTCAGCAAACTCTTGTAATGCTCGTAGCGTCCCATGCTTTACTGTGTAGTATCGCTTTTTCAAGTTTTCTCTCCAGCCCGTGCCAAGGCTTCAACTTCCAAATCGTAAGACTCAAACTCATAGTCCTGGTCGTCAACTTCTTCAGGCACTGGCAGTAAATGCCAGGCTGAGTATATCTGACCATTATCAAAACGCTCCTGGCTGTAGAGCGTCGCGGCTATGAGTGTTAGCGCCGGGCGGTCATAACGGTAAATTTTGCGAACGTCACGGTCAACGAGACGACCGAAATTACCATAACCGCGCTCCAGTAATAATTTTTTAATTTCCGGCCAGTATGGACCATAGCTGCGGTACAAGCGGGGATTTTTCAGTAATCGCCCGCGTAGCCCTGACAGGAAGAAATCAACGTATTCGTCTTCTGTCTTTCCTAACAACGCTGTACGGAGTACCGCCTCAAGATATGTTTTATTCGGTTTTATTGTATCAGATAGTGTGGCCATATTATGCGACGCCCGGCTAACCGGGCGCTCCTGTTATGCGTATTGTTGGATGACGGCCAGAACGTCCGCCACGTTGTGTTTTGTCTCGATAATCCACCAGTTACCCGGGAAATCGCTGTTCTTCGCCTTCGCTGGCAGCCAGCGAGCGCCGAATTTCACCTTGATTGCGTCTTTAGCACGGAAAAGGACACCTTTCATGCCGGACGCCTCCTGAAGCCCAAATACCTCGCCAGAGGCGAATTTTGGTGCGTACATCATCTTCAGGTCGGCAGTGGATACGCGATAATTCAGACCAAGAGACTGAGCTATGCTGGTGGCATCACCCTGTATTGATGATAACTCTTCTTGTTTCTCGTTTCTGGCGGCAATTTCTTCCTCCGTGATGTTGCCAAGGGCCAGGTTTATCCGATCAGCGTCGGCCTGTTTCTCTTCATCGGTGCGCCCGGCAAGAACAGTGTTAATTCTCTGCAATATCTCCACATGATTCTTGCGCATGCTGAGCAATTCCGGCGTAACCTCGTTAAGATCCACCAGCCCAAGGATGGCAAGGTCAGTAAACATTGATACCAGGTTGTAGGTCATGCGATAGCTGAGTTGGCCATAGGCTGATGGCAACTGCACCGCATCCATTTTATAGGCATCCATAAATTTAGAGCCGTCGTTTACGACATCCGCAATTGCCGGTGTGATTTTTCCTGTGGTGGCGGCCTCCCTGATTGCTGTTACCCACGATTGAGTCAGCGCGGCGACTGCATGATTCAGATTGGCTTTCCGTTCTGCTGCAATGCGCGCACTTGCTGCGTCCATTGCCTGCTTGATCTCGTCTTTATTGCTGTAAATGCCAATGGTGCCAAACTGTGCTGTGGTGATCTCATAATCTGACGCCCGGAACTCATTGGTACCGAAAATGGCATTGGTGACTTCAAGTTCAGAATCCCCGTTACGAGTAGCCCCCTGGTTTGTTTTTTCCGGCATTCTGGCGATCGCATCCGCTATTTTCTCCTGAATTGCTTCAGGGGATAGCGTATCTCCGTATGACGCGATTACATCGCCATAATTGGAGCCAAACAGTTCAACCAGGAATGTTTCTGCCGAACGGATCTGGCGGTTATTCCCTTCCGACATCATACCAAGCACCCATTTTGCAATTGACGACTTCAGCGCGCCGTCACGGCGATCCGGGTAAACCGCATGCTTCAGTGGGTCCGTATAGGTACCAACAAAATCAATGCTATAGCCTGACTCTGTAGTCTGAACGCCGTATGAGTCAGTGATTTTGATCATGCCGCGCTGCTGGAAACGGTAGAAATCGTCACAGGAAATGATGTCGTTAATCCCGGCGATGGAGACGCCACCACTGATTTTCTGCATAACAGCATCTTCATCGGGAGTTACATCCACCTGTTTATCCAGCGTCTTCACATCCCAGTTACCCGATTTGGTGCCTTTGAAGGTAAAGATGATCTCCACGTCTGCGCGCTGGCTGTCGAAGTCCAGCGACTTAATGCGAACGATATCACCGGCACAATCGTAGTATTGGCCTACACGCCATGAGCGATCGCCGATAACAAGGAACTCACTCGCATGGTTAACTAGGTCAGGATCAACATCCAGAATGCCTTTATTTATTGCATCCTCCACCAGCGGGCGCAGGCGTTTGATATCCGTCGCGGCCTTCTGAGTACGGTTCAATAATTTCTCATAGCGGGAGATGGCTTGAGAGATATTAGCCTTGCGCTGAATGGCGCTTTTCAACGACGCGCGATACTGTGCTAACAACATACGGTCTGTGTGATGGACACTCCCCCAGCGGGCCTTCCAGTCTGCGTTATCAGCTGCTTTGGCCATTGCTGCTTGTTTGAATTTGTCGACGTCGGCGGTGGTCTTTTCAAGTTCCGCTTTGCTTCGCTCCAATTCAGCGGTAAGTACCTCCACATCCTCGCCAGCTGCGTGCTGCGCCTTGATGTAGTTCTGAAGGTCGATAGTAGCCTGTTCTTTCTGGCGAGCGCGTTGCGCGGCTTTCGCCTTATCCATTTGAACCTGCATCATTGCCAGACGTTCGCCATCATCCTTAGCGGTATACATCTGCATTTCGATCATATCGTTGGCGTCGGCGTTCTCCATTTCTGACTTATCTGAACGGAGGATATCGGAGATCCAGCCTGCTTTACGCTTCAGCGTCTTCAGTCGGTATTCATCGAAAGAACCCTTGCCGCAGTAGTAGTGAACGCGAACGCTTGCACGGTTGGAGCCAACTCGGGCACCGCGACCGTTACGCTGTGCGATACTGGCTGGTGTCCATGGCAACGTCAGATGATGGATGTCAGTCGTTCCTCGATGCAGGTTGATACCCACCTCTGCCTTTTTGTTGCAGATGATGATCGGAGTCCGGCCCTCCTGGAAGTCGGCAGCAATCTTTTCCAGCCCGCCCAGCGACATTTCATTTTGCTGCGCGATATAGGCGTCATACAGAGCCATTTGCTCGTTGTATTTCGCTATCTGTGCATCTGTTGGTTCATCCGGTAACTCTTTCGGCGGTTTAACCGCTTTCAGTTTCTTACCGGTTTTACCTGCCTCGGCAACCGTCTGAGCATTCAGGATCCCCACCTTTGAAGGTTCAAGGTTAAGAGCATTGCAGATAATGCGCTTGAGCTTCTGGTGCTGCGTTTTTTCATCGGTGAAGATGATTTGCTTACCTTCCGGGAAAAACTCCTTCAGCGTGGCGATCAGCTTCGCGTATTTGGGCATAACGGGGTGAGTAACGGTCTGTTCGTCAATGCCAAACCTGGCCAGGCGCTTATTCACTTCCTGCTCGAACGCTTCCGGAACCTGCAACTGAATAAACTCGCCCTTATCTATCAGGGAGTATTGCGATTGCTGCGTGATAGAATCATCACTGTCGTCGTCTTCGCTAGTGGCTTGTTTAGGCAAACTGTCCGCCAGCTGCTGCACCGCATCGGCGTACTCCGGCAGGAAACGATAGGTGATCCGGCGATAGTACAGGTCCATGTCAGTACATACGCGGTCCATATCCCTGATTATTGAGAAGATCGGACGGGCTTTCTCGTGCTCAATCACGCCGTCTTCATTGACCGAGGACGTTACGCCATTGTTGGCTTTGGCTGCCGCTTCCGCCTGCTGACGCAATTCTTCATACGCCGCCAGTTGTTCTTCAGTAAGTGGTGCATCCTGCTGGTGTTCGTCCAGCTCCGGGATCTCCACGGTATCCTTAACGTCTTCCGCCGTTTTAAGCGTTACCCAGCGATGGAATATACCGCGCAGCGCATCAAGGTTTTCAAAGCCCACCAGCGCCATTTTTTCTTCAACTTCACCGCTGATTTTCTGTACCGTTTCCAGCCTGGTCTTGCCGAAGAATTTAACGAAGTCATCAGGACTGTAGATCCCCATCTTCTGCCAGTATTCCTTCGGCAGAACATGAGAAAGCATGTTGTATGCATCGATCGGGGTGTTAACGACTGGCGTTGCAGTCAGGAGAACCGGTCCGCGCCCGCCATTCTTTTTCATCAGGTACGCGTTTTTGATTGCCATATCTCGCGCCGATTGCGCCACCGCGCTGGTGGGCAGATAGGCCAACTGTGACGCTTCGCGACCATTTTTATAGCTATTGCGGTAGTTGTGGCCTTCGTCAACGATCACGCTATCGAAGCCCATATCCTCAAAGTACGGATACTTATCTGATTTTTCGGTGCCGGTATCTGAATACTCCGACAATATACGGCGACGCGCGGCCTCTTTGCGGTGGGAGTCGGAGTCCATTGCGCTGGCTACACGCCCGGCGGCAACAAAGTCCAAAAGCATATCTTGAGCATGCTCATCTACGGTTTCATCGCGTAGAGGAAGGCGGAAGTATTGTTCTTTGGTGAGCACTACAGCACGGTAATTTGAGTGCGGGATCGCGTTCATACGCGCCGTGATAGTGGCTTCATCTGCCAGTTTAAGGGCATCGCGCATAAGTGGAGTGCCATCAGTACCAAGAACAGGTTTACCGTTCTCATCGAGCACCGGCACCTGGCGAATCTGATCGCCATCCATCAGCACATCAAGACCGACGAACAGGTAGTTACTGAATGCCTCTTCACTCAGGAACTCTTTTGCTTCGTAATACCAGTTTTCCAGCACTGATTTAGGCACTACATACGCAGTACGGGTGGAGCGACCGTTCTCATAGTTGAACGCCTCAAGCGCCAGCGCGGTCGTGGTTTTACCCAGCCCGGTACCGAAGCCCAGGATTCCGCGCCCATCTTCGGACAGTCTGCGCACCTCGCTATTCTGGTAATCAAATGGCTGTCGCTTACCGCTTAATCCCTTCAACCCAAGCGGATCGCCAGAGTGTTCATACGGGATATTGCTATTGAACACATCGTTGTATTTGGCAACCAGTTCATCGTAGCGATCGTGCGTCTTGATCCACTTATTGAACTGGTCCTCAAGCAGTGCCATCTGCTCGCGGTAGCCGTTCGCCGTCGCGCTATCTTTGCCACCGATACGTGCACCATTGAGATACTTTTCCAGTTGTGCCGGGAACCCGGTCGCGTTTTCACCTGATTTACGGTCCCACTCGTAGCGGATCTCGCCTGTTTCTTTATCCTTACGCTGGACGACACCGTATCGGTGCCCGACAAACAGACCATCACCACCGTGATAGGTGTCAGAAACCATTTCGTCGCCTTCCAACTGCACTGACTGCACATAGCGCAGATCCGGATAGCCGTTTTCCTGCAAAAACTCCAGAATGACGGAACGGTCGAACCAACGACTATTGAGCTTAAAGCGGATATTCTCTGCTGGCGTCTTGATGCGCTTCTCTTCGATCGCTGCCAGCTGATTAAGGACGTTGTTCTTTACTGGACCGTCGGGGAGCGTGGCGAGGAATTCCTGTTTTGGAGCCACTATCTCGTTAATGTCGCCGCTGGTGGCGCGGGCAAACGGAACAATCCCGCCATACGGTGAAACCGCAATGCCAGGGGTGCTGGCCAATAAATTAAGCAACTCGTCATCACTGGCTGGCAGTTCGCCGGTAAACGCAAGGCGGAAATCATCGAGCTGGATTGGATCGCGAGTGAGATCACTGTAGAGATAACGCAGGGTGTCCTGATAGCTGGTGGAGTCATAACTGGCGCTGGAATCATGCGTAACCAGCTTTCCTGTCAGCTCGTCAGAAATAGTGCCATCCAGCTTAATTGCACCACGGAAAGCAAACCAGGCGCGCGCACCGCTCCCCGATAATTTCGCTATCGGACCGCGACCGGGGTTACCAAAACGGTCAATCTCTGCCTGCAAACGGGATACTAGGGAAAGGCGCTGCTGTTCGATTTGTTCAGCACTATGCCCGGCGGCCTTCATATCCTGATATTCAATTAACATCCGGCCAATCATCGCCCCGCGATACAAGCGTTCACGGTATTTTTCAGGCTGGCTGTTAATCCAGTCCACCAGCTGCACCATATCGTCGCTGATTGATGTGGTGTACTTATCGCGGACATTTGCCATCTGGGTAAATGTCATACCGAGACGGCCTTCTGTTGTAGTCAGGTTACGCTGAAGAGCCTCCCAGCTGTCCGCGCCATAACTGGCAACATCAATCTTCAGCTCCTTCCCGGCATCAGATTCAATCCAGCGACCACCAGCATATTTTTGCCATACGCCATTAATCAGGCGCATTTCCCCTTCATCAACAACGTCTGCGGTCGGTGACGGTTCAGCCATATTGAGCAAAGACCAGTCGATACGACTTTCGAAACGATGAATCAGCTTCGCTTTAAGAGCCTGGTTATCAATCTGCCCGTCGGCACGAACCTCAATACGCCCCTGGAATCCCTTCTCCTGGGTGCCATGAACAAACCGGCGGCCGTCCTTTTCAAACCACTTGCCAGAAATAAACGTTGGCCAAAGCACATTTGCCGATTCAAGAGTGCTTTCATCCACCAGGGGGATTTTCTCAGCCATCTCTGCCGGATGCTTGCGCATCAGCACCACATCAACGACCGTACTGGTCCCGTTTGCGTCAAAAGTACCGGTAGGCAAGCGGTGAGCGCCAAGAAATTCAGCTTTACGGGATAGACGCAGGCGTAACCGCTTCATGTTTGAACCTGAAACAATGGACGGCGGCACAATCACGCACATGAATCCGCCTGGCTTTATCTTGTCCAGCATGCGGAGCATAAAGTAAGAACCCATGTCCGTTTCTTCTGCGTAAGGCTTATCGATGTTGCGTGTGTTATCACGACCACCGAACGGAACGTTACCCACAACATGGTCGAATGAATCGTTAGGCGTGCTTACAGCCAGTTGTTCGAACGGAGAAATCTGTACGCTGTCTTCCGGGTGCAACAGCTGGTTTATACGACCGGAAACACTGCTGATCTCAGTCGCGGTCATCACCGTACCAACCGGTTTTGTCTCATTAAAAACGCCGGTTCCCGCCGATGGTTCCAGAGTGTTACCTACGTCCGCGCCGTAGAGCTTCATGATCTCCCAGACACCTTCAGCGATCGGCTTTGGTGTGTAATATTCGGAGACGGACCCGCCAATGCCGCCTTCGCCGGTGTACCCAGCCAGGATCTGGCGCTGTTCATCTGTCAGTGTCGCGCCGTCCACCAGCGAATTAAGCAAATCTATCGCCTTCTGATTCGCCTCCCGGCGTAGTCGGTCATAGCTTTTGCCTTCCACCTTTTCCACGCCGTATCTAATCGGCGCTCGGTGAGATGTTATTGCACTAATGTATTTCAATATTTCGCTGACACTTGAACAGCGAAACACCCCCATAGATAGCTTGTTCATTGGTAATCCTTAACAAGTGACTAGTGTTAAATTTCCGTTCAAACACGATGCGAATTATTCTAATTAAGGTGCAATCTTGGCAGACAATAAAATCACGCTATCCTCGGTCAGGAAGGCGCTGGCGGGGGTTTTTAAAGACAACGGAGAACGGGACAACATCCTCCTGTCCGCGCTGGCTGTGCACGGCGGAAGTGGGTATTTGTTTTCTCGCGCAGGGGCACCGGTACAACTGTCCGGCTTCTTAGGCGGCAAACCGGGCGATAGTGGCATGGCTGGTGATGGGCTGGTGGATGGGAGTCGCTTTATCTTTGATGAAGTTCAACTGCCGGAAGACCGCTTGCAACGCTATCCGCTACTCGAAGAAATGGCGGTTTACAGCACGATCGCCACCGCTCTGAACATCCATATTACGCACGCGCTCTCTTTCGATAAGAAGACCGGACAAACCTTCTCTATCGTGCCGGTACACAACGGAAACGATAGTGACTATGACGCCGCGCAGGGGTTGTGTGACGAGCTGATGAACGACATCGGGCGAACCATCAACAAAGAGGTCGCCGGGTGGGCATTTATCATGTCTGTATTTGGGGTGGCTTATGTCAGGCCATACGCCAAAGAAGGCATAGGGATCACGTCTTTTGAGTGCTCCTATTACACCCTTCCGGGCTTCATCAAAGAGTTCGAGGTCAGCGGTAACCTGGCGGGATTTAGCGGCGATTATCTGAAGGACGCGTCAGGGAAAATGGTTTTCGCCGATCCGTGGACCATTATTCCTATGAAAATCCCCTACTGGCGGCCTAAGTCAAACCTTATGCCGGTGCACACTGGCCATAAGGCATACAGCTTGCTGGATAATCCGGAAGAGCGCACGCCGATTGAAACCCAGAATTACGGGACCAGCTTGCTCGAATACGCCTACGAGCCGTACATGAATCTGCGTTCGGCGATCCGCTCGCTGAAGGCAACGCGTTTTAATGCGTCGAAAATTGACCGAATCATCGGTCTGGCGATGAATAGTCTGGATCCGGTAAAAGCAGCCGATTATTCACGCACCATTACTCAGACGCTTAAACGAGCTGCTGACCTGATGGAAAAGCGCGCACGCGGCGCGAATAACATGCCTACGGTGACCAATACCCTGCTGCCTATTATGGGCGACGGCAAGGGACAGATGACTATTGATACTCAGACCATCCAGGCTGACATCAACGGCATTGAAGACATTCTCACCTATATGCGCCAACTGGCGGCAGCACTTGGCCTCGATTACACCCTCCTGGGGTGGGCAGATCAAATGTCCGGCGGGCTTGGTGAAGGTGGATTCCTGCGCACGGCAATTCAGGCCGCCATGCGCGCCTCATGGATCCAGCAGGGCGTAGAAGAGTTCATTCAGCGGGCTATCGATATTCATCTTGCTTTCAAGTACGGCAAGGTATACCCGGAAGGTGATCGCCCGTACAAAATCGAATTCCACTCCGTTAATACCGCTCTGCAACAAGAGCACAACGATAACCGCGACTCGCAGGCGAACTACGCCACCATCGTTACGCAAATCCTCGATGCCGTCAGCAATAACAGCGTCCTCGCCAATTCCGATGCATTCAAACGTTACCTGTTCAGCGATGTGCTGGAGATTGACGAAAAAATCTCTGAAGCACTGGTGAACGAACTGAAAGCGAAAAGCGAGGACGACGATCACCTGATGGATTCCATCATCAAAACACCGCCACAGGAACTGGCGCAAATCCTTGAATCGGTCTTTAAAGAGGAAAACGATAATGACTGATGTTTTGAAAACGGTCACTGACCGCTTTTGTCTCTATAGCAATGCTCGAAAAGGTCGCCAGAACGGGCGACAGTATGTATTAAGCGCGGTCAAGACCATGCTTGAAAGCAAGGAAACTCAGGAAGGTTTACGCCTTGGAGAGCTTTTCGGCTATTACGGTCACGGTCGCCGCCAGCTAACCGGTAAACTGGAGGTGCCTGAAACCAGCGTGATCATGGTGGAAGGTCGCCCGGTCGTAATCGACAATGTTCCAGCGTGCCGCACAGTGGCTATATCTGTTGACGACAACGGCATCGTTACCCATACACAGGAAATTCTTAACACAGAGCCGGGTAAAATTGTCGCCGCGATGATCGAAAGCCGAGCTGGTGGCTGGAGCTGGGCCACTGGCGGGCGTGAGTCCGGGAAAATCGCTGTAACCACCAGCTTCCATGGTGTGGATTATGTGACAACGCCGAACTATATCAGTCTGGATCATCCTGCCAGCGCCGGAATGTTTGAAAGCGCGGATTCTAAATCTCTACTGGCAGAATCCCTGGCGGCGCATGGGTACTCCGACGAGTCAGTGCAGGCAGTTATATCCCATTACGGCAAAATGGCTGAACTGGAAATGATGGTGGAGGCGACAGAGCGTACGGCAGAACTGGAAACCGCACTACTCGAAAGCCAGGGCCGCCACCTCGAAGCAATGGCCAAGATCGCAGATGCTGAAGCGCGAATCGCTTTGCTGGAGGAAACAGCGGGTATCCGCGATGATGTGCTGGCAGCAATGCAAGACGAACTGGATAACCTCCCGATCTTCGTCTCCGCCGCCCAAAAAGACGCATTCCGCCTCAAAGAACCTGGTGATGCAAAAATCGTTGCCACACTTTTCGAATCTCTGATCAAAGTTGGCGCACGCAACTTGCCTGTCACCAAGAAAATTAAGGAGGTTCCGCAAGCGGCTAACGTCCAGGCACCGCGTGAGACAAGCATCATCACGTTTAATAATTCAATCAATCCGTTTAATTGACCACCAAAAATAACCCCGGCGGCTGCCGGGGTATCTGAAATCACTGGCGGCCGAAAGGCCGCCTTTTTAATTTAATCACTCAGCCGCTACAGGCTTTAATAAACCTGCATCGAGCAGTTTACGCGTCAGCCACTGCTGGCCTTTCCCCGTTAGCTGGGGCGTCAACCGTATCTGGTAGCCATCTTCATCATCCAGCACCACTTCTTTCACCGTGAAATACCCGGCATTTATGTACTGCTGAAACGGTACATTTTTACGTCCGCCGGACGCAATCAGGATGCCGTTCTCCCGTAACCAGGCAAACAGCGCGTTTTGCTTAAGTCCAACAACCTTTGCAAAATTCCCAATCAGGATCCCTTTAGCTACTGATACCCGGTCGGCAAAATCGACTTTAGGAGCGGCGGCCACCAGCTGTTGTTCCAGTTGCATTTTCTGTTCTGCCAACTCGGCAGCCAGGCGCAGAGCTTCTGGAAGCGTCTGGGGAATTGAGACCGGTTGCTGTTCTTTTTGTCGGAAGTAGCTGTCTTCCAGTTTTTCAAAGAATGCCCATGCTTCATTTGTGTCCACGATCTTAGACATGCGTGCAGCGCCGCGCTCTGTCCAGAGAATTACCTGACTTGTATATTTGCTAACCAAGTGACTAATAGTCACTAGCCTTTTAAATTCCTTTAACTTTGAACCGGTTAAGAGATAGTAATGCTTGCCTTCTTCAAAGCGATCGGAGTTGCGAGACAAATTTTTACGAATATTGGCTTCATCGGTACCATACCCTCTAGCAAGAGTTTCGGTCGTTACGACACGCACTCCCAGCCATTCCAGAACGGGAATTTCATCAGACTGATTCTGAACAACCACCAGCTCGGATTCCTGAACTGAAGGCAGGGTAATTTTTTCTGATTTAACATTAGTTGCTTTCATCCTGTGTGCCTCCTTGCGTGCTTCGGCGGTTACGGTTGCATAATCAAGACGACCCTGTTCGAGCAGGTATTCACGGATATCAGACAACAGAATGCGGTGAACCGCGTTCTTGTCCTTTCTCCGGTAAAGTTGTTTGGTGATCATGAAGTAGTTGGCAATAACACCCGGTATATCCCTGGTACTGATACAGGATGTGTGCTGTTCAATTGCCTCAATCATTTCTTCACGGGTGACTAATGACGTTCTCATAGCCCCTCCTGAGCAGAAGCGTTAACAGGGAGGCACCAGTAACTGAGAGAGTTGCGCGAATCAGTGGAAAAGCGGGCAGAGAAAATGCAGGGAGCGTCAGGAAGCTGAGAGCGGGCCTCATCTTCTGTCGGTGCAATTACTAAGTGATAGTGACGTTTCTGGCAGGAGTAAAAGCGCCAGATAAATTCAGGGCGTGCGCAAGGATTGGCATTAACCATAGTTACGGCCTCATTCGTAGGTTTAACAACCTGCGACCCGCTGTCAAACAGGTGGCAGGACGTGACAGGGTTGACAGACTGGCACGAATGAAACCAGCAGGCCGAAGCCTCCCCATCACGCCCCACCATAATTCGGGCGTAACGTGGTTTACGGACACAAAAATACCGCAATATCGGAAATCTGCGGTTGTCCGCATTCGTATTCAGGCTGTCAAACCTGGTCGCAGAATTTGCTACGACGGTGGAACTATAAGCCTGAACGACGATGAGATCAATAGAGCCGTGTTCGATGGTAGGTTATTTGCTCTAATAAATCAAATTTATTAGAGCAATGATGGTTAAATCATCTTCGCCTGCGTGCCATATATTTGCGCACCGCGCGACGTGGGCAATCTGAAGCGGTTTCTTTCTGCTGCATCAATCTTGCAGCCATGCTCAAAAATGTCAGGCACAGCCGAAGCCCGGCATACAATAGCGGTTCCAGTGGCCACGTCTCAATGAGCACATATACCGCCATGAAAATCGAGTCAAAAACTATCGCCGCCAGCGATAACTTCATTGTCGAAAGTCGGCGGAGCTGCCGGAGTTTATTCATTGACCAGCCCAGTCAGGCAAAGCTGGCGTTCTTTTTCACGGCGAATCTTTAAACCTCGCAAGGGCACGCCGTTACTGTTCACGAAATCAGGGAGATGGTTACACATATTCACCCATTCCCCTTTCTGCGCCCACTTGTGGATGGACGTTTCTACTCGCATGCCTCGCGCTTTGCTGTAGTAGGTCCGTAAGCTATTGCATCCCATATTGAATGCCGCGCTTGTCATTGCACTGAAGGCATTATCGGGCATGTCTTTGCCCCGGAAGTGCTGATTAATACAGCGTTCAGCGATCAGGATATTCTTTTCCCAATCAGCGGCGATTTGCTGGTCTGTTTTTCGCACACCCGGCGTTACCCCGTGTGTATTACCGATCCCGTCAGTCCATACCCCTGCCGGGCACATGTATGGATCACGTCGGCAACCTTCAGCGTTACCAATCAGCTCAAGCCCCGCCTGGTTGGTTCGCACATTGCCATTACCCATCACGATGGTAATCATCACCGCGATAGCGCAAATTGCACCGCCTCCTGCGGCTGTTTTTCCCTTCATAAAGACCTCATAAGCGAATTTTTTACGCTCCAGGACAAACACCCATTCACAGCCAATACCGACTGACTCGATCCCTTTAGAAGGCACAGGATAATGCAAATCACTTGTTAGCTACGTTTCAAAGATATACATTATTGCTCTAATTAATTTATTTTATTAGGTAAGATAAGTGGCACAACGCGGTGTAAACAAAGTCATCCTGATTGGTACCCTGGGGCAAGACCCGGAGATCAGGTATATACCAAATGGCGGAGCGGTCGGAAGACTCAGCATCGCAACGAATGAATCATGGCGCGACAAACAAACGGGCCACCAGAAAGAGCAAACAGAATGGCATAAAGTCGTTTTGTTCGGAAAACTTGCTGAAATTGCGAGTGAGTATTTACGAAAAGGTTCTCAGGTCTACATCGAAGGGAAACTTAAAACCCGTAAGTGGACAGATGACGCCGGTGTAGAACGTTACACGACGGAAATTATCGTCAGCCAGGGCGGCACCATGCAAATGATCGGCGCTCGCCGTGACGATTCACAGCCCTCAAATGGCTGGGGGCAATCGAACCAACCTCAAAACCACCAGCAATACAGCGGTGGCGGTAAACCTCAGAGCAACGCCAATAACGAACCTCCAATGGACTTTGATGACGATATTCCGTTTTGAATGAGTAAAAAACGACTGAAAGAAAAGCGGTGGTCCAGACGCCAACAAAAGCACGAACTCGCTAAAAAACGCCAAAGTTGGCAATGGCACGCGCTTTTAACGAATAGAACACCCCGAGATATTGCTTTCGCTGGTGGGAAAACATTCTTGCCCCACCTGAAGGCGCAATACATCAGCTTTTAAGCAGAGAAAAGACTATGAATAACATGACAACGAAAGAGCTTTTTAAGTTCCTTCCCAAATACAAAGCTCACAAAAACGTTAGTGCATCGAAAATTAAAAATGTTGTTATTTTCGGAGTAACTGATGCCCCACTTTGGGGCTGCATCGAACTCGTTGAACCAAAAGGGGCAACAGTTTGTGTTGACGCAATGTTTTTACAAAAACACCGACCAAAAACTGGCGGGTATCTGATCGTTTATGAAAACGGTTATCTGTTCTATGCCCCGGAGAAACCATTTGAGGAACGCTACGGCCTGGTTAACGACGCCTCCGAAAATGGAACCACGGTCATCATTACGGATGACAACGGCGTGATGATTAATCTTACCGGGAGCGTAACTATTTCTGCTGGTGGCATCACCACCCAGCAAGAAGAAATCGACCTTGAAGCAGCCGACTTTTCTGACGCGCTGATGTGGCTGAAGGATGGCAAGAAAGTTGCTCGACGCGGGTGGAACGGCGAAAACCAATTCTGCTGGCTGGTTCCTGACAAACAGGGTGCTTCAAGACTAACCCCTATAAAACATGCCGCAAACGGAGAGCTTGAAATCAATTTCGACTCTCCTCTTGCTCCTTATGGTGCGCATTTCGTTTTGAAAAATGCACAAGGTGTAGTTGTTCCATGGATGCCTTCTGTAGGTGACCTGCTGGCATGTGACTGGTTTGTAGTGGAGTGATTTAACATGGAAAATACTAAAGCAATTCAATACCGCCTGCGTAATGGCCAGAACGTCGAAGTAACCATCAATAATGATGGTGTACCTGGCGAAAAGGTTTCTATCTCCGATCTGGCTATCGAAAAAACCATCATGTGCCACCTTGGCTTTACTGAAGAAGTGAGCAAAAAACATGGTGTGGCTATCTGGCGAACAATGGATACTGGCATGCGCAAATTCATTACTGCTCGTACCCCAGGGATGACCATGATGGACCTCATGCAGATTGCGCCGCTGTTTGAATGTGAGCCTTTGGATGTATTCAGCAACCCAGCTATCTGCCAGCAGTTATATGGTGAGATGAAGCTCGCGGTTACCCCCATTGTGCTGCATGAAGGATCGCTTGCTGGCGTGTGGAAAGTAGAGCGTATTTCAAGCTACATGCCCTTCCACGTCCATGTCAACGGTGTAATCACAGGTGAAAACCAACCTGTTTCCGTTACAAAGTCAGATCTCAAGCGCGCAATTCTTGAAGCAAGTTGTCGAGTTATCGGCCTGGGCAAACAGTCTTATGTTTGCTTCCCCGCAGGCCCAGAAGGCCAGGCTGAAATACTGACGATGGATGCCGATCTGCTCTGGCAAATAGAGTTTATGATTGGGAAAAGCATCATCCGAGCTGAAGAACTCGATCAGTACATTACCTGCACAATGACGGATGAGGTAAAAAGTGTGGCTATAGCCAAGGCCCGGAACCTGTGTCGTGCTGCATTAACAGAACTGCAAGAAAACACCACGGAAGAAGTGGAAAGTGATTAAAAAGAACCCGCCAATTGGCGCTGAGGGATCCCCATAAATCAGCGCTAAT